AGTTTTAAAGGCTTAGGCTGACAAATTACTAGCTATGGCCTTAAAACTCAAATATGGGTCAATCTGGGCTTTTTTTTGATAAGCCCAGTGTCCCAGGCGTGCTTGGTATTCTCGGAAGGCGTTACCCATTCAAGCTGAGACGCCCTGGGGTCGTGCTTATTGCCTTTCTTATGGTTTACGATAGTCTTATGTACCGGGTCTGGATTCACAACAAACTTTTCCGCCACAAGAATATGGAGTTTTACGTTTACACCATCAAGGGTCACCCGCAAATAGCCACGGCGGTCGTCGAAAGGTTTCAGGATTTTCCCGGTCCGTTTGTTTCTGACCTGGCCCAGCCGGTTAAGTTCATAATTCGGATGGTCGTCGATAGGGTACCATTTTATCCGCATAACTTCGGAAAATCGGCCTCCAAAATATCTGTCGGAGTCATAGTCATAACAAATCCCTTTCCGCAAGACATTTTTCCTTCTCGGCAGGTATGATACGCGCTATTCATACAGAACGGACCGCAATCTGAAAAAAGCGCGGAACTTATCGCATAAAGCTCTTTCCAAATTTTCAACATAACATATCGGGTTTCGGGCGAATTTCTCCGGCAGGCTCTTTGACTTATCATGTGTTTCCACTGATACGGCGTCGCACTGATAATAAGCGTATTCCGAAGGCTCTGTGGCGCCAAATATCCGGCGTCATCATTATTCACGCCTGCATTTATCAAGCTCATGTATTTCTGCATGGCTGCTTCGCACTGCGCAAGGAATCCGTTTTCCTGGGAGGTTCCCAAAATCTGATACGGCACTACGTAGCCGGCTTTGCCGGAATAATCGCTATATTGCAAGCTGGCCGACATAAATTTGACCTCGTTCTGGTGCCGGGTAATCTGCGCCAGAAACCGTCTTGACGCACCGACTATCGCCACATTGATAACGGCGAATTTCTGAATCGTAGGATGCGGAAGCGCGGCCATATTTTTTAAAGTTTTCTCTTTATAGTCCAGCCGGTAAAGGTCCATAAAATCGTCCATGCTTTTTATCGCCTGCCCGCGCTGCGTAAGTCTCGCAGTGCACACCATCATCTGCTCGGCGTCGGCAACTATCCAGGGGTTGATTACTCTGGTTTCAATCTTATCCATGCTGTTCCTCCTCTACAATCGCGCGGAGTATCAGCAGGTAGTTGATACTGTCCGTAATTTTTTCATCCCATTTTTCAAGGGAATAGTGGGTGCCTTTATCCGTACACATATCCGATACGGAGACAATATGCTTAGAGAGCATACCCAGCAAGGCCACCTTTGGCGTCGTATTCATAATCGCCGCGGCCTTTTTGAAGTGTAAGAGCCGGTCGGGTTCCGGCAGACCCTTAACTAAAGAATTTTCCGTTGTGTATACATCCGCCGCATACTCGTGGCCCTTGCTTGTGAGAAGGCTCTCGCAAAGTCCAAGCTGCGTATGAACGACGGCATTAAAATCTTTAACTACCATATTTCTACTTAATCCTTTCTATAGTATTCGCACTCGTAAGCGTCGGCCCGAAGCGGCAAACCTGGCGCCCAGTCGATAGGCTCCGACATAATCGCGCCCAACTCTTTAGCCGAGCTTACATTATTCGGCACTTCACAGATAACTTCATCATGTACATGGAACACTACCGGAAAGCCGGCGTTTTCAAGGCGGTCAATCGCAACCGCCAGACAGTCTCTTGCGGTTGCCTGAACAATATTCTCTACGAGCTTTGGCCCGTATGATTCGATTCGGCCCCAGGCACCGGAACTTTGAAGCGTTCCTTCGTAGGTGATACTATCATCTACAATTGCCGGTTTTACATAACTTAGCTCCCGGCCGTTTGGCAAAATAAGTTTTAATAGCGGGCCTTTCTTATAAAATCCCATACCATGAGGGAGCCTTGCGGGTTCCTTTGCCTGAATCGTTTGCCTTGCCGCCGCGTCAGTGTCCCACCAGAATTTTGTAATTGCTTTATTCGCTGCACGCCAGCTATTGACAATCGGCTTAAGTTCTTCCTCCGCCAACCCCATCTCTAAAGCGCCCATAGATTTCATAGCACCAACGCTTCCGCCATAGCCAAGGGCAAGCTCGGCAATTTTCCCTTTCTGCCTCATAGGGTCGCCCTTCTTTACGGAACCGGGCGGGAGATGAAACATTTGTTCTGCCGACGCCTCATAGATTTTCCCATGCGTATTAAATACGTCCATGCGCCAGGATTCATTTGCCAGCCATGCCAGCACGCGAGCTTCAATCGCGGAAAAGTCTGCTACGATAAACCGATAACCGGGTCTGGGTATAAACGCGGTCCTGATAAGCTGCGACAGGGTTCCGGCTATATCGTCAAAACATAATTCAAGGGCGGTAAGGTCGCCGGCCCTTACAAGCTGTCTCGCGGTGTCAAGGTCGCGGTCCGGCATTTTATTCTGTGGGAGATTCTGCATTTGCACCAATCTCCCAGCCCATCGGCCGGTCCTCGACGCTCCGTAAAACTGCGTCAATCCGCGGATTCTTCCGTCAGGGCAGACAGTCCGCAGCATGGCGCTGTATTTCTCCGTTGAAGTTTTGGCAAGTCCTGACCGTATATCAAGCATTGCGTCAACTTCGTCGTTATCAGCTTTTGTGCGTACTGCCGCGATATTCTTTTTGTTAAGGCTGTCCACTGTAATTCCTGCGGTGTCCTCAATCCATGCCTTTAGCTGCGCCTGGCTTTTTGGGTTCTCAAGCCCGGTTAAGTCTTTTGCGTCCTGTAAAAGCCTGTCTTTAATAATGTGGTCTATCTCTACGGCCTGCGCCGCAAGTTCCAGGTCTACGCCTACGCCGCGGTCGTTGATATGCTGGTCGTGAATCCAAAGAGCCTGTTCTTCCTGCGACATTTGAAAACGACATAATTTATTTCTGATTGCCCGCTCCGCCTCTACGTCCTGGCGATTGTACTCAACGTATAAATCCCATTTTTCCGGGTCATGTTCCGGCAAGTTTCTTGTCCGGCCGCCGTTCGATTTCGTCGGCTTACATGGTACGGAAAAGTAACGGATAAGCGCCCGGCCCGTTTTGGATTTCTGCTTATCGTCGGGCAGTCCCAGCACAACGCCTACCTGCTCCAAAGAACTTGGAAGGCCTAGCTCTCTGGCCATAACCGCCGTACAACTCCATTGTTCGGGCGGAGTTGGCTTTCCCAAATAGGAAGCAATACATGTTCGCTCAAAAGCGGCGTTAAAAGCCGTTTTCAAAATCTGAGGGTCTAAAATTGCAGCTTTTAAATCTTCCGGCAGTTCTTCCCGCGTAAGGTCAATCACATCCACAGGGCCGTCGTCAAAGGCATAGCCGAAAAGCAATATTTCAAATTCAGGACTTGCCGCGTAAGCGTGTACGCCGCACTTTTGCAGGCTGACCGGCGAATAGGTTTCAATATCGATTGAAAGTGTTGTCATATCTGAATACCTCCTACAAAACGCCGGGGAAATGGTTCAGCTTGAAGCTGCTGCCAAAATCCCCGGCGCTGCCGGTTGAAAAAGTTACCCCAAAAGGTCGTCCATGCCGTCGCCCGCGTCTGCGTCCTCCCAGCCGTCGTCCCAGTCGCTGTCTGTAACAATACCGCCGCTTAAAGGCTCGCCATCCTGTAATTTCATAACACCGTTTAGGCCTGCGGAAACGCCCTTATTGCCGTTAGTATCATACACATAGAAATTGATAATAACGCGGCCATAGCAGCCCGAATACAAATCCTGCGGGTCCGTAATCGGCACTTTGTTTTTGTCCACCAACACCGGCTTATTTTTAGAGCTTACGGTCATAACGTAACAGCCCTTGCACTCGGCCCCGAAGTCGCCGCCGTTCGGGCGCTCACCGTCACCGTCGTGGATAGTGGTTTTTAAATCGGTCGGCAGTTTCTTCCCTGAGTTCTTCTGCAGGTAGTTCTGCTTTGCCTCCGCGACGGCAGCTTTGATTTTGTCCAGGGTGAATTTGTCGCCCTTATCAATTAAGAGCGTCACGCTGTAAGTCTCCTGGCCGCCTGCAACCGCGGCTCTCGGCTCAAACAGGCTGCAATAGCTAAGTCTTACTTTTCCGGTTGTAATCTGTGTACTCATGTTTTCTAATCTCCTTTATTTATAAAATTTGTGGTTTCCTACCTGATATAAAAATTCAAGATTTCGACTATGCCAGTTATCGGCTGTCTCGCAGCTCTCAAAATATAAGGCTCCTTCGGAATAGTCATACTGGGCGGTCATAACGGATTCTACCGCCGCCCAGCAGTCGGCGTCCGGTTCTACGGCGTCAAACCGTCCGCTCGCAACCGGTGAAAACTGGTTATCCTGATAAATCACGTCGCGAATAGTGTCCGGGAATTCGTCGCTCCATACTCGGTTGAGCACTACCAGGATAACCAGGGCTTTGCCCTCTATGGTTTCGCCTTCCGCCTCAGCCATTGCGATTTTCGCCAGTAAATAGGAATCGTCTGCGCCCCAGTCTTTGCTATGCGAAAATTTAGGTAGCTCTGCCTGATGTGTTATCAGCGCCGCTTTTTGAAGCCCTGGCTGGCTTTCGGCTTCTATCGTTATTGCAACGGGCTCCCAAGATAGCTCTGTGGGCTCACCAGGAGCCTCATATCGCGTTTTTTGCCTGGTAGCTAATAAAAAGGCAAGGCCTATAGCTAAAAACGCGAATATGGACGAAATAACAATCCTTCGACGCCTGCGGTGGCGCCGTCGCTTCTCGTATAACCGCATATTTACCTCCTACGCCTTGTCAAACAAGTCGTCAAATGCGCCCAGTAAAGCCTCTTCCGGCTGGAATTCCGGTCGTTTGTCGGACTCAGGTGCAAGAGTGGGTTTGCCTTGCGGCTTTTCAATAAAAGAGCCGATAGCTTCCGCAACTTTCTTCTTGCCAAAATCCTTTTCCATCTGCGTCAAAGTAATCAGCTCTAACGGCTTGTAAATCTGTTCTTCTGTATAGCCTGATTTAATAAGAGCATTTGCCGCGGCTGTTGTGTCTGTGATTTTGCGATTGCTGCGGCCCTCCACAATTTTCCAGCCAGGTACTTTCGTACCGGAAAGGAGTGTACTCTGTACCAGATTTTCAAGGTCCGTCAGCCAGGCCTTAATGTCTTTCGCCTTTGCCAGAACTTCGCCCGCCTCGTCTGCCGTAATCAGCAATGGGTCTATTGCCTCATCAAACAAGGCAAGATTCTGTTCATACCGCGCTTTGCACTGTTCTTTCGCCCGGCAGAATTTACAGGCCTCATCAGACGGCGCAAAATCGCCTTTACCCGCAAAAGCAAGTTCAGCGGTCGGCTTTACGACAGTTTCCGCCCATTCCAGAAGTTCCGCTACTGAAATTTCATCAGAACTTTGAACGCCGGAAAGTCTTGGCTGGTAAATTGTCATGCGGACGTTTTTAATATCATAGAGCGTACCGTAATACTCAACCGCGCCCAAAGCGTAAAGCCTCATTTGCGGGTTGCCGGTCGCTTCCACGCGATGGCCCTTGCCGTATTTCAAATCGATAATTTCCAGCCAGTCGTCGGCAACAATAATACAGTCGCCTGTGCCGAATCCTTCGGGCACCCATTTGGAAAAATCAACCTTGACCTCAAGCTCGGCAAAAGCGTCCTCGCTACGGTCCTTCGCCTCCTGCAATTTATTGTAGATAAGTTCTGCGTAAGCCCATGCGTGTTCCTGCATTTCTTCGTTGTAAAACTTCTTACCCTCCTCGGTAGCTACGAGCTTTTTCTTCTGGGCGTTAAGCTGTCTTTTGGAAAGCTCATTGAGGTTATATCTTGCGGACAATTCTGCAAGAGCGTGGGCGACGGTTCCCTCTTTTGCATAGTCGCTGGAAGTATTCGGGAACCCTTCTTCCAGTCTTGCGCTCGGCGGGCAGCTCAGCCACTTAGCCGCGCCGCTGGCAGACAGGAGCGCATGACCGTTAGGCATTTGTCAGCTCCTCCATCAGTTCCGCGTAATTTTCTTCGGGAACTTCGGAAAGTTTTGTGGCTCCGAATTTCGCAAAGATTTCTTTCAGCGTGTCGGACTTACCGGCCTTAGAGAGCTTCAAGGCTACGGCCCGGACGTCGGTAAGGGTGAGAGCTTTCTGCTCCTCTTTCTTTTCGGGTTCTGCCTGCTGCTTCGGTTCCTGTTTCGGTTCCTGCTTAGGCTCGGTTTTAGCCGCTTTCGTTGTGGTTTTCTTTTCTGTCTGTGCCGGTGTGGACGCTGCGCCTGTCTCCTGGCAAAAAACTTTTAATTTATCAAGGTTCTTCGCCGTCAAATCAAGAGTTAAGGTAATCTGCATATTTCTGTGCCTCCTTTGAATTTTTCCAGACCTCGTAGGCCTGTCTGTTTTTGGGGTCCTTGTAGAACTCCCGTACCATATCCGCTAAATTACGGATAGTGCACCTTTCAATTTCAGCATCTAGCTGTGACTGCTCAGGTTTCATAATATTATACCAAAGTAGCTGAACAAGATACTTTTGAAGCAAAAAAAATTTCCATGGCCTCGTCGTTTGTCAGTCCATACCGCTGAATGATAAAAGCAATTTCGGTCTGCATAAAAGCTGCGCCGCCGCGCTCATTGATTTTTGCATTCAGCCTTGACAAACTTAGGCCCATAGCTTTCGCCAGCGTTCCCTGTGTGTCCTGGTTTTTCACCATGACACTTAGAAAAAGTGATTTATTCATTTGGGCCTCCTTCTTGCAGCAAGTAGCCTGCGCAGGTCTAAAGTAGCTTGCTACGATACTTAATATAACGCAAACCTTTGATTTTGTAAATAGCTTTTTTCAATTTTTTATTTATTTTTTTCATAAACTGCGATATAATTAAGAAAATCAAGCAAAGGAGGCGCTTTCATGACTGACGATATAGGCATAAGAATCAAGAACCGGCGAAAAGAGATAGGCATGACACAAGAAGAACTGGGCAAAATCATAGGCGTTACCAAGGCTACTATAAATAAGTACGAGACTGGTATCGTTGTTAATATGAAACGGCCTACGGTTGAAAAGATTGCCAAAGCTCTTGACGTACCGCCAGGCTACCTGATGGGCTGGACCGATAACCAGGCAAACGTACAAACGAATAACGGCGTTATCGGGCAGAACTCAGGAACCGTTACCGTCAACAACTCAGAAAGAACCCTCTCCAAAGAAGAAATAGAGCTCCTGAGAATCTATAGCGTGCTGGACGTAAAAGGCCGTATAAGGCTTATACAGGCCGCTATGGAGCTTGAGGAGGAAAAATATTAGGGGGGGGGGGTAAAAGCTGGCGCAGAGCCGATATAATCGTTGCTTATGCGTTATATTGTGTTACCCCCTTAAATAAGATAAACCCAAAAAATAAGATAATCCGCCAGGTGGCGGAAATTTTGGAGCTCCCAATCGGGTCTCTTGTGCTGCGCATGAGAAATTTTCAATTTCTTGACCCCGGCGTAACCGGCGAAGGCAAAAAGGGAATGAGCCACGTCGCCAAAATGGATAAACAAGTTTTTGAAGAATTCCAAAACGACTGGGGCGAACTGGCGACTATGGCAGAAGAAGCAGTAGGGCTTGCATTATTTGACGCAACACCGGACAAAGGGGCTAAAGTGCTTTCTTCCTTGACTGACAGAAATAAGGTCAGCCGGGAACGACACTTTTTTAGGGCTAGCGTACTTACTTCCTATAACAATAAATGCTGCATAACCGGCTTGACTCTGCCAACGTTATTGGCTGCAAGCCATATCAAGCCCTTTAGCGAATGCCGGAGCTCTTCGGAACGAACGGACCCACACAACGGGCTGCTCCTGAATACGCTCCACGACAAGGCCTTTGACCAGGGCCTTATTACTGTAACCAAAGACTATAAAATATGGGTATCTCAAAAGGTGAAGGATTTTGCCAATGACAGTTTTACAAATACAAGTCTTGTCGCCTTGGAAGGGCGGCAGATAATTCTTCCGCGGAATTTTCTGCCTGCTGCGGAGTGCCTGGAATACCACAATGACGTTATATTTAAGGGGTGATACGATTGCGCGTTGCATTATACGCACGGTACAGCGCAGGCCCCCGGCAGACCGACCAAAGCATAGAGGGACAGGTCCGGGATTGTACGGATTTCTGCAAGCAAAAGGGATTTGAGATTGTGGAACTTTATGCGGACCGTCATATCTCTGGAAAGACGGACGAGCGGCCGGAATTTCAGCGCTTAATTGTCGATAGTAAAAAGAACAAATTTGACGGGGTAGTTGTCTGGAAAACGGACCGCTTCGCCCGTAATAAATATGACAGTGCCATCTACAAAAGGCAGCTACGCCAGAACGGCATACAAATATTTTACGCGAAAGAATCCATACCGGATGGGCCGGAAGGAATTATATTAGAATCCCTTATGGAAGGCCTTGCCGAATATTATTCTGCGGAGCTTGCGCAGAAAATCAAACGAGGAATGCACGAGAGCGCTCTTAAAGGCCGAGCCTTGGGACCTAACAGACCTCTCGGCTATAAAACCGGCGAGAACCATACATACGAGATTGACCCGGACGGCGCAAAGGCTGTACAGATAATTTTTGAAATGTATATTGCCGGCGAAGCAAACGCCGATATATGCCGACGACTGAATGACCTTGGCTACAGGACAAGTCAGGGAAATGAGTTCAATAAAAACAGTGTTAGCCGGATTATACAAAACAAAATGTACATAGGTATATATGAGGCTGCCGGTGTAAGAATTGAAGACGGCGTGCCTGCGCTTGTCTCTAAGGAAATGTTTCATCTTGCGCAAATGGAAAAGGAACGGCGAAAGACTTCTAAAAGGGAACGAAAGGAGGTTGCGGACTATATGTTATCAGGAAAACTATTTTGCGGCCACTGTAAAAAAGCCATGAACGGTGTTAGCGGAACCGGCAAAAGTGGCAGAAAATTTTATTACTATTACTGCCCGTCGTCCAGGGCGAAAAAGCTCTGTAAGAAAAGGCACGTGCGGAAAGAATATATTGAAGACCTGATTGTACGGAAAACAGTAGAACACGTATTACAGCCGGAAGTCATTACGCATATAGCTGATTTGCTTTATGAGGAATTACAAAAAGGCGATACACGCGAAACTGATATTGCGTATTACAATAAAAGGCTTCGGGAAAATAAGAAAGCTAGTGAAAACATTTTAAAAGCAATCGAAAAAGGCCTTGCTTCTGATACGTTGCTTGCCAGGCTTGACAGCTTAGAATCTGAAAAGGTCGCTCTGGAAGGCGAGCTTGCCTATCATAAGTCAAAAATCCATACCGTAGAAAAAGGAGAGATTTTATATTGCCTTGGAAAATATCTGGAACCTGAAACTCTTGACTGGGAAGCGTATAAAAAGAAAGTCATTGAAGGCTTTATTAAAGAGGTCTATCTTTTTGACGACCATTTCCTGATTTACTATAACGTGACAGGCATGGAAGATATAAGCCTTTTAGACAAAGAAAATGACGGGTGCTCGGTGTTCGACGAGCGCTCGTCAAAGTGGACTTTCCGCATCGCTCGTCGAACACCTGAGGCAACGGTTTACGTTGTCCGCTATGGCATCATTCTTACCTGTAAACTCCAGATTTGACCATATTCGAGTTTTTAGGCTTTAGGCTTACAAATTACCAGCCAGACCGTTAAAACGCGAATATGGAGACCGTGGAAGTCCAGGGAGCAGCCCTGGGCTTCCCCCTTTATCCCTACTATATCATACGGCCTTTTGCTTTTCAAGAGATTTTTGAAATAATAGGGATATTCAAAGATACGCCGCTCTCTTTCAGTCTTTGGGTTACGCGGTCCCAATCCTCGCAAAATTGCTTCACGCCTTGCGGCCCCCAGCCGCTATATTTCTTTGCAAATTCCCGAATCTGTTTTTCCGTCATGACTCAATCACCTTATCCCTGCAAAGCGTCATGCGCAAAAGCAATTCCCAATGCTCCAATTCTTTAATCTCAGTTTTTACCTGCCGCATAGTCAATAAACTGGTTATAGTGTTTTGTTCAAATCGGGCTGTATTAATTTCATTTTTCACCATATCCTGAAAATAATCCTGGCACCGCTTCAAATCGTCTCTTTTGATTTTAAGCCTCTCTAAGATAAGGTTATACGTTTTCTCCATTCTGGCCTCCTTCTAAAATCCGACGAATCTCAACCGCCTGCGCATAAGTAATATTTGACGTCTCCTGCATGATAGTTAAAGTTTTGCTTACATACATATCACGCCGCAATGATTCTTCCAGCTCAGGCGTCAGTGGCTGAATATGACTGTTATTCCAGGCGTCTTTTGTTTTAAGCGTGCCGTCTGGTGTATAGAGTCCTCCGTCTTTCAGCCGAATATTTCCGGCAGGTGTAATCTTTTCTACTACGCTTACATATTTGTGATAACGCGCCAATACTAATACCTTATCACCTGCTTTTAAATCCATATACATCCTCCTCTCGCCCATATTCGAGTTTTAAGGCTTTGGGCTTACAAACTACTAGCCAAGCCGTTAAAACTCAAATATGGAGACCGTGGATACCCAGAAGGCTATTCTGAATCGCACTCAACCAGGGTATCGCCATCTAACTTATACCATGTATCTGCTTTTACTGTCACACCGTCAACCACCACAGCTTTCCAATTTGCAATATCGTAAGAACTGCTTTCTTCCTCGGCAATTACTAAGATTGCACCTATGCCACCTTTTACCCGCACATTATTTCCGCGGGCAACAGACAAGCCATTCTCGCCAGTGCAAGCCGAGCCTCTGCTTGTCGCGGCTCCATAGTTCCCGGCTGTCGCGAGTTTCGGGTCAGTATATTCCATAGTCGTCTGTGACTTTGTAAATTCAATCGCAGCTTTAACAAGACCGCGAATATCAAGCCTTGCGCCGATTTTCATTTCTGTGGAAGCTACCTTTGTATCGTCACCGCTACGGCTTAACTCGCCGTCCTGCTCAACCTCATGGTATACGGAAGTGCCAGGAGCGTAATAGCTAAAGCAATCCAACGGATATTCACAGGCGTGCATACCACAGTCGCACACTTCGGCGCGGTTCTCAGTATACGATTTCCCTTCCTCATACTGTTTGCCCCGGCAAGTCATGTCCTTTCAAAATCGTTTCGCCTTCTTTTAATATCCGCGCAGCATCTTCAGCAAGCCGGTTTAATTTCTGATTGCGTTTTTCTCTTGCTTCATAAAACGCCGGGTCCTTAAGAGCGTTCTCCCAATTATTGATAAACTCCTGAACCTCCTGAACGGTATTAAAGCCGACTTCTGTTTCATAGCCATTTCTGGCGGTGAAAATCTCATAAGCGTAATCTTTTCTTAAATCATCGATAGCCACGCCAAAATAGAGTTCATCCCGCTTAGATTCGTCTAACGGCTCAAAACGTACATCATCATAAAGAGGGTGGTCGCTCGCCGGACAGTTATTCTTGAACCACACACGGTAATTATCAAGAACATAGTCGCTTGTAATGCCGCCCAGAATCTTACAGATTTTTGCCAGTCGTCCGGCAAGTTCATCATCTTCACAAAACCAGTCGTACCACCCTGCATCAATCTGTGTACATCGGTCTTTGTCGTGAAACTCACCGCTCGCATACCTTACGCAAAACTCACGCAAGGTCATTTCCTTATTTGCCATAGTCACACCTCCACATTTGTCATAAATTCGTCATAGCTCATATTAAAGGCCGCCGCAATTTTTAAAACACTTTCCTGGCGCGGGTGTTTTATTTCGCCTCTCTCATACGCGCCTATTCTGGAATCCGACCAGCCTATAATATCTCCAAGGTCCGCCTGTGTTAAATTTTCCCGTCTTCGCAACTGGTAAATTTTTTCGCCTAAAGTCATGCACCTTTTCCTTCCTGCCCTCGTAGCATCCGGGGCGGGTTATTTATTATAAAGTTTCAACCTTCTTAGCTGCTTCCATTTTGTCTGAAATTATATCGCTACACTGTTCAATATAATCTGCCAGGTCATTCCACATACGGTAGTTAGAAGTCAGCTTTTTCACTTGCTCAAAAATCTCCATACAGTCAGAGCAAGCAAGGAGCTTTTCAAGCATAGCTTCCGTAATAACAACGTAAGGAACAAACTCATTACCGTAGCAGTCCTGCATAAATGCCTTCTTTGTAAGCTGCGTCATTGCCACGCAGGTCATATTTTTATTTTCTTTAAAATGTCCGATTGCCGCATATACCTTCATTTGATTTACCTCCGTGTATTTCAGTTGATAAATCAATTTTAACGCTTTTGCTGATTCTCGTATGCCGACAAAACGTATGGAGTTCTAAGACTTTTCCTATGCAATAATGCTAATTTGACTTTCTGCCTTCGTAACCTCCGGGGCGGGTTATAAATCTATGCTGCTACTCGGCACCGTGTAAGCTCAGTTTGCTTTACGCCCCGAAACTCATTATGCGCCTTAACGGTGCCGGTGATAGTTTTAATATTATCATCAATCATGTTTCCGGTTTTCCACATATAGACGTTTCCGTCAGCACCGATAATTTTATATATTCGGGTTGTCCCAAAATCGGTGTTCCAGCTCGTTACGCAGGTCACGGACTTTACTAAAACCGTAATTCTGTCTTTTACTGCACCAACATATTCCGACATAGTTTCCCCAGCTCTTTCTTTTGCCTCGGCTTCCTTTTTAGCCTGATACGCCATTTCTCTGTTACGGCTCGGAAACAAAGATGCCAAAATTCCGAAATTCTTTTGTTTTACATAGGGCAGTGCACAAACAGTTTTCAGATTATGAATATAGTTGCTTGTCTCGTCTTGGCTTAAAATCCAAGCAAGCGCTGTATTTACCATTTCTAACACTTTAGAAGATGTATGGTCAAAAGTGACTTCTTCCATTTCGCGCTTACACGCCTTTTGAATATAGGAAGGCACCATGCCGTTATCGGTCAAGTAGTATTCATATGCTCGGCTTGCCGTGCTTCGTCCGCAATCCTGGGTCTTTACATACCCAAACTTGTTAATTGCTTCGGCAATATACTGTAGTGCCTCTTTGACTCCTATATAATTTTCAAAGCGAAAACCAGGTTCCGGTACCTCCCCAGCAATCAGACAATCATACAGGCTGATATACCGCGCAGCCGCTTCCGCACTAAGGCCGTGCGTAAAATCATTCAGACAGCTTTTACCGACTTGCTTAAAATCTCCAGTGCTAATATTGCGCACAATATAGGTATACTTGCGGTACCGATTGCTGTTGCAATGCTCGCATACCGGGCGACTAACATAATATTTTTCAGGTACTTCAATATCGCAAACGCGGTTAATGATGTTTCCTTTTTCGGTATGCTCTACGGAAGCGATAAACTGCCAGTCATTTATAATTGCGGTGCCTTCGGCCTCAACCTGAATGAATCTTGCAATATACTTCTGCTTGTTTTCGTCTACCAGTTCACGATAAACCTCACCAACCTTATTATAGGTAAACTCGCAACCGTATTTTTTGCACTTATTCGCGATACGTGTGAGCTTTGCCTCAAGGCGCTCCATATTACCTTCAAAGATTTCAAACATCATAATTTTTACCTCCGTGTGTTTCAGTTGATAAATCTATTTTAACGCTTTTGCTTGATTTCGTATGCCGACGAAACACACGGAGTTCTAAGGCTTTTCCTATGCAATATCGCTAATGGCGCAATACGCATTATCCGCGTAGTCCTGGGCTTCGCCTATCGCCTCTATGTAGGATTCCATTTCCTCGCCGCGCTCGCTGTATTGCAGAGATTCCGGCAAATTGTCGTGGGCTTCCTGTTCTTCTTCTTTGACCTCCTCCAAAATGTCTCTTGCCTGCTCCAGCAGCTCCGCAGCTTCGGCAAGCCGTTTTCTTCTGGCTTTATTCATTGCTTTTCTTCCTTTCTGCCCTCGTTACCTCCGGGGCGGGTTTATTGTTATCCTTCGATTCCTCTTGCTGTTGCGGTCGCCTTACCGTCAGTCTTACCCTCGCTGTAGGCTCTGCCATCGCTAGAAATTTTTAAACTATTGGAAATGCACCTGAACCCTTTGGAATGCTCCGCATAGGCTTCTTCAACTTCCTTAGGAATTACAATCATAAGGGCCGTACACTGCTTGTCCAAAACTTCCTTGATACCGTCGCAAAATCCGGTGAGGTACGTATTCAGGACACCCTTAGTCTCTTTGCCTTCCTTCTTGCATTTCAGGTAGTAGCGGTTAGCCAACTTGTTGCCGGTCTCAAACAAGAATTTGAAAACCTCAACGGCGATTTTTGCGTCCTTCTCGTAACCATAAAAAGCGATTGCGTCCCGGTTGATAGAATATGTCTTGCAGCAAAAATTCTTTGCAATGATATTAGACAGTGTATAGCGCCATTTGCGTACATAATGCTGATTCGCCTTCGGCGTGTACATCTCGGTCGTAATGGTTTCAGACTTAACGTCGCCCTGTACTTCAGCAAGCTCGATATTGTATTTTGCCATAAGCTCCTGGGCTTTAAGCGCCGCGGAAATGGCCTCGTGCTCATTCGCTTTGTCTGCGGCCAGAGCCAGCAGCTTTTCAATCTTCTCTAAAATCTTTTTTCTGTTTTCCATCATCTTTATTTACCTCCGTGCGTTTGGTTTGTGTTTCATTTGATAAATCAATTTTAACGTGTTCGCTAGGCTTTGTATGCCGACGAAACGCACGGAGTTTTAGCGTCTTTGCTATGTGGAATTACCAGGGCCTACCCGGTGTATCAAACCATTCAAAGGTCTTAGCCTGCCCGTTAAATCTTATAAAACCTTCCCAGCATTCCTGGAGCTTTTCGCGGTTTTCCAGACAGCAGGCCAATAACGCTAGGCTTAACTTGCGTTGATATTCTTATGATGGTGTCTTAAATCCGGCTGAATATAAGTAAACACCTCTTGTAAATCCTGAATTGCTTTTGTATAGCCTCTGATATAATCACCCGATAATTTATCAAGCATTTTATCCTAATAACTCCTTATCTTCTAAAGTCCTCTCCACAATATCCGTCTTAGGCTTATAAAACCGGCAATCAAGATTCTTTTCCGTTTTACGGACTGTACCTAAAAGCTGCTCTAAGCCCTTCACTGTTTTGGTGTTTTGTCCAGCCCAGTCTATCACCGGTTGAAGCTGCAGCCGCGTGTCTTTCGCCGCGCGGCGTTCCTTGCGAACCTTCGCAAGAGCAACTGAAAGTCTGGCGCCGTCGTGGTAAGTATTCTCGTTCAGTTCCAAACTGTGGAGAATATCCTGAGTTTCTTCATCCGCTTCTTTTTCTGATAAGGCGGCGATATTATAAGACTCCTGGGCGTCCCGGAGAAAATTTAAAAATCCCTCTATGGGCTCGCTATATTTCAACCTCACCGCCTCCTTATGTAAAATCCACCATATACTTAGTTTTTGTAATCTTTTTATAGTCAGCATTATTCATATCAATTTTACTATGCCGAACTTTTCTGTTGAGTTGCTTTTTCCGCATAGAGATTCCATGCCGAAGCTCACCCCTACAACTGTAGCTTCCGTTTCCTCTTGCCCATGAATTACGCTTCATATGCGCGTTTCCAGGGCTTGGCTTTGGCTGCGCCATCCTATCACCTCCATATTTTGATTTCTGGGCTCAAGCCTTATAAAATACCAGCCTAAGCCCGTAAAACTCGAATATGAGCCCCGTGGAGTTCCACAGGCTAGCCTAAAAGTTCTACCTCATAGTCAACCACGCTAAGCCCGGCGTGAAGCTGTGTATAAGCGTCGCTGTCATAAATGTCTTGCGCCTTCTCTATAGCCTGTTCTGCGCTTTCAGCTTCCACTTCAATTTCATCAAGAATAATTCTCACGCTATAGGTCACTAATCCGTCTCCTTATACTCAAGACGTATACCGCCGTATTCCCAAAGGTCCTCCCGTAAAGCCTCCATTGATACCTCGCCATTCTCCCAGCGGTGGTAAAGGTCCAGAACCTTTTCCGTGAACTCCTGGCCCCGCTTGTGCGCAGTTTTCGGCCAATAATCCGTTATCAAAATTTCCAGTGGGAGAGTAAGCAAAAGCACCATTGCCTGGTTTACGGCCTCCTCTATGGCGTCGGCTTTAATCTTGTCAATTTGCGCCTGCGTTAAGGTATAAACTTTCTGTTTCTTTCCTGCGGCTTTCTGCTGCCGCCGCATTTCTGCCCGGCCCATAGCTAAAGCCTTTCTTCATAATCAGCACAAGTGTCGTTATATTCGGTTGCGCAGCCATAGCAATCCGAAAAAGTATTGCTACAAATCCATTCGTCGTCCCAATCGTCGTGCTCATGCCATTTGCATGTGCCGCAGCATTCATCAAAATAGCTCATATTAACACACTCCTTTATAGCCGACATAGTAAGGCTGTTCGCCTTCGGCAAATACTTTTGTTTTAACTGATACGGCACCCCAGCAATTTTCTTTATACGTCTGCTTTACGCCCTGGGAGAGAAGTACCGCCCGCCAGCTTTCAGGCTCCTCAGCTTCGGCTTGCTCTTTTGTCATGCCGTAAAGCTCATAAACCGGTCCGCTCTTTTCCTCAAGAATTTCTGTCACACAAAAATCTACTAGATTCATAGACGCCCTCCTTAATAAGTCCGGCCTGTCTGCCGGTCTTCAAGCTCAATCCGATTCGTTACACGGAAACCGGCTTCCCAGGTGATAAAGAGAATAATCCTGATAAGAAAACGAGCCTTGCACCTTCTGGCGTCATCATAGAAAACGCGGCCGGCTGTAGGGTCATAATAGCCCTCTTTATTTCTAAAGTCCTTCTTCATACAAGCACCCCCAGGCGCTCATACATGCGCCCAAATTCAAAACCCAGCCGGACCATTTCGAGGTCCATATGGTCGCAAATATCTTTCATATTAGTTGAAACTAACTCATGGACAGAAACATAGTCTTCTTTCGTATAAGCGGCTACCGCCTTATTAAAAAGCCCCACATAAAAAGCTGCCTGTTCCGGGTTGGTCTCCTGTAACGTTACCATAAAATCCTCCTTTCGGAGCGCTTAGGCGCGCTCCGGGCCTTTCTTCTTTGCCGGAATTGCCGCAAGAGCCATATTCAAATCAACGCCCGCCGCTTTCAGTTTTCCAGCAAACGCTTCCGACGGCAGAGTGTGTACAAAACCGTTCGCGCTGTCGTACTCTACGATAAGGTCCCGGTCCTCGCATTCCTTCTTGAACTTGCCGTTATGGTAGCGACCTTTCTGGCAAGTCTCCGCAATGTCCATTTCCGCGCAATAGAGGTGTACCATTGCGTGGAGAAGGCTTGCCGCGGTCTCCTTAATAGGCTTGCCGATAGCGCCGGCGCATACCTCAATATTATACTGGCCCTCTGTTTCACCCTTTTTCACAGAGCAGCAGTCGTATGTTCTTGTAGCCCGCCGAACTGCGATAGCAGCCTTAGGCAGCAGACTGTCAAAGTACAGGTCGTTGAGCTTATCGAAAATACCTTCAAGAGCCGTAACTGCCGCCGTAACTTCTGCGGGCTCCACCGCCGGTTCCTGCGCTTTCTTCGGCTTTTCCTTTTTAGCCGGTGCCAGGTTCTCCTGTGCGGGTTTTGCCTTCGGCTTCTCAACTGCTGCCGATTCTTCGGCCTGTGTTTCCTGTGTAGTTTCCTCTGCTTCCGGTTCCTCTACAGGCGCCGCAGTTGTTACAGTTTCGGCCGTCTGCGCGGGTTTCTGAGTTTCCGGTTCCGCTGCCAGTGCTTCCTGTGCTGCAAGAGCAGCCTCGGCTTCAAGGATTCTGGCAATTACATTTGCCTTTGCCTCTTTTAAAGCGGTTCTTGTCTTATTGCAAGCGGCCTTTACGCCGAGCTTGTCCGCAACCCCAATTAACGTAGCTCCATTCATTGCCATTAAAGCGTCTTCTCTTGTCATGATTAAATCCTCCTAAAATGTAGTTGTTTGATTTGATAAATTTATTTTAACGTGTTTGCTTGATTTCGTATGCCGACGTAACTGCCGGAATTTCACTGGGCTTTCCGTGCGGTTTTAACGATATTGCTTATTCGTTGGCCTAAGCATTGGCGCCCGACCGAGCGCCTGCTTTTTAGTACACCATCAAAGGGCTATGGATAAATTCGCGGTCAATAACCAGGCTCACGAAATTTCCCTGCTTTCCAGCCTTGCCGATAACCTTATGAAGATTCTCAATATCCGTCTTAATAACCGCTCCGGATTCTGTCTTAAAGACCAGGTGCTTTGTTGTCGTTTTCTCTAAAGCAGCATACTCGCCAAAGCAGCTATGGCCTGAACCGCAATGACCTACAAAAACCTTCTGACCGATTTCGATACTCTCAAATTTTCCGCAGCTCCAAACTTTCATTTTATTTACCTCCGTGTGTTTCATTTGATAAATCTATTTTAACGTGTTCGCTAGATTTCGTATGCCGACAAAGCGCACGGGATTTCGGCAGGCTTTCTGTAGGCTTTTAACGATATTGCTTACTGAGTTTCTTCCTTATTTAATAACTCGCCAGGAGTACACCCCAAAGCCTCCGCTAATTTGACGGCATTCCGCAGCGTGATATTTTCCGGCTTAATCTTGCCCGTTTCAATCTGATGGATTTTCATATAATGCACGCCGGATAATTCTGCGAGCTGCTTTAGCGTAAGACCTTTCGCAAGTCTTTTTTCTCTCAATCCCATCTTGCTACCTCCGTTTTGTTTCCGGGCGCTTAATATCGCAGCGGATAATATCGCCAACGCGATAAACGGAAATTTTGCCCCCGTCCGGCAATTTCTTTTCCAACTTCGGAATGTCCTGGTCGGCCACCAATTTTCCGTAAGCCTCGCCCAGCCAGTCTAAATAATTTTTCTCCATAAATGTCCTCCTTCTTATGCGTACTCGCATTGTGTCAGTATCGGGTACGGCGTTTTAATTTTCTGCGTTGTCAATAACTGAACCTTGCCGAGAATATAATTGGCCTCTTCATTTGTCAGGCTTGTCAAATTACCCTCTGCGTCGCCCCGGCCTACAATCAAAAGATTACCTACTAATTGTGGCCGTCCTAAATTGTTAATTGCCGAGATTCTTGGCGACTCTACCAAAAGGCCTTCGTCGTCACAAATAATCTCAAAATTCGCCGTGCCAATCCGGCGTACCGTAATATCGATACACGAGCAGCCGAGCACCTTATAAAAAGCGTCCAGCTCGTTCGGCACGTTCACAATACCGAAAAACCCTTTTTCTGTATCTACCAAAACTGCGGTAAGTCTGTCCTGTTTCAAAATTTTTACCTCCTGTCGTTTACTTTTTGAAAAACTCATAGTATAATAACCTCATGGCAAGCGGCCCGAAGGCCGCCGCCTGTTACCCGGTCAGGTACTCGTAATATTCGGTTTCAGTTGCGAACAACATATACTCACCGTCAACGAGACCCATATAACCGGCAGAGGTTACATATCCCTTCATAGGGTGGCGCCTCCTTTCTGAGTTCCAGCAGCTTGCACCTGCTGGACTCTTTTTGTTTATCTCCTGAATGGCTCTCACCCGCTCTCCCGGAGTCTTACGGTCACACACATTCATTTGATAAATTTATTTTAACGTGTTTGCTTAAATCCGTATGCCGACGAAGCGCACAGAGTTTCAGCGTTTCCGCTATGCAGATTTACCGAAGCGCCAGCTCGTAAATATTGTACTCGCACCGGTCGCTTTCATATTGAAAATCAGTTAGCTTCCTTGGCCTGTCGCCTCTATGCTCAATAAAATTCTGCGCGCCGATAAGCGTAGAATACGCCTCCTGGCTAACATTCGGCAAAGAATACTCCGCCTGTACCACTACTATGTAAATACGCTTCATGCTGTCACCTCCTGAAAATTTCCGGCTGAAAAGTATCATCTCGAATTTTGAGCAAGCGGACTTCCTGAAAATTGGAGAGCCATACGCTCCAGACAGTTCCGTCGTCTCGAACTACTAAAGCCTTGTCAAATGTCTTTTCGGGAGAAAGAACCCGGCACACGTGGCCTGCGCATTGTTTCTCCTGAGCGTAACAATACGGCTCATTGCCGCCACGCTTGACTGGTCCGCACATAATATAGGTATTGCCGGTATTACTGCGACGGAAATAAAACGGCATATTTTCAAGGCTGATTTCCTCAACCGATAATTCACTTAGCTTCATACCTTTTTGCTCCTTTCCTTAAAAATCTGTCCAAGAGCACAATGCAAAAAGAAGGTCTTAATATTTTCCGCCGTGTCCTCGTAATCCGTCCGAAGAATCAGAATGCAATTTCCGGCATGATTGCTCCACGCAATATCAAAATTCATATAGCTATAGCCCTGTAAGCAGTCCTTAATAGCCTGGCATTCTCTTTCGGCAAAATAGCCGAGCTCTTCAAAAGTGTATTCCTTCATGCCTCTTTGCTCCTTTCTTCAAATTCTTTTTGTTGCCTCGCTTTATCAAGAAGGCCGGAAGCTTGTCCATGATAAACCGGCTTCCATTCCTCTTTTTCACCGACACCCGTTTGTGTGGGAAGCTGAAAATCATATACGGCCACATGCCTGCCGTTTTTTGCGCTACGGAAAATCGTAAATGCTGCCATACCGAACCTCCTAAAATTTTGTTCCTTTAAAATTCATCTCAAGGTCAAAGAAATATTTCACACCGTTCTTACCCCATAATGTATAAATGCCATCGCTAAAATCTGTACGCGCTTTATAGTAATTAATCGCGTCATTAAATGTAAATTCAGCTTCTTCGCAAATATCAGCATGAAGCTCTAAAGCAAGATGCGCAAAATTATATGTATTTCCCGCAACTAACAATTCTTTTTCATACTTTTTAAGTGCTCTCATTTTGTTTACCTCCGAACTTGCGCTTGTTTCATTTGATAAATCTATTTTAACGTGTTTGCTTGATTTCGTATGCCGACGTAACTGCCAGGATTTTAGTGTTTTTGCTATGCAGTTCTGCCGGAACCAACAACCCGTGCAGCAAAGGTAGCAGATTCAAAGGCTCTGCTACCTGGCCTGCTACCTCTCCAAAGCCTTGATTTTACTGACTTTTTCTTATAAGGTAGCAAAAGTAGCAGAATTTATATAAGACTTAATAAAAAATAAGAATATACATATAAACTCTTAATTCTTAAATTATATAAGTTAAATAGCTTTGTGCTTTTCTGCTACCTTCTGCTACGGCGAGGCTTGCTAGCAGGAGCCACCCGGTTTCCCGGATGGCCTGCGCTCGGCTTAGCTGTTGATGTAATCAAGATACGGTTTCGCAGCTTCTGATTTCATCCACTCTTGGGCGGCCTGTCTGTTGGCAGGGTCTTTATAGAACTCTCGGCACATATCAGCGAGATTTCTTATTGCCTGCCGCTGGATTTCGGCGTCAATATCAGCCTTTAACTTTTCATCAGCCATTTACATTTACCTGGGCTTGTGCTACAATACTTTTGACTGAGGGATTGTAGCGTAAGCTCTTTCTCCTTTCTGGGCTGGCCGGTGCAACGGCTGGCCCGTATTTGTCTCTCGACATTATTTATTTTATCGTGTTCGCCGAAATTCGTATGCCGACATAACTGCCGGAAGTTCCATAGCTTTTTTATGTGCTTTTACTGATAATGCTAAAAAGAAAAAGACAAACCTCTCGGCCTGCCTTTTGCGAGAATAAGCTATGTACAAATTATGAGAAACGCGATAAAATAAAAAAGCCTTGCGGGAACAAGGCTTTGGCGTATTTTACGCTATTTGTTTGTGTGGTATTCCATTGTGGTATAAATAGGAATGCCTTTTGGCTTTTAGAGTTTAGCTCTTTGAGAAAACTAAGGTTCTTACTTTTGAGCATTTGCCTGTGCTTGTCGGAAGATACCCAGTCATTTCATGAGTCCATCCTAAATCTATAAAAGCCTTCTTGATTTTATCCGCGTACAAGTTGCCGCTTGTACGCGGAATATCTATTTTGATTCTTTTCATGCGTTTTCCTCCTTTGTTTAAATTATAGAGAGTATACCAGATATTGTGGTTGAAGTCAAGAAAATAAGCAGGTCTTGTGACCTGCCTTTTATATTACTCATTTTAAGGCTCCTATTTCGCCCATATTCGCGTTTTACCTGATAGCCTGGTATTTTATCAGCCTGAGACCTTAAAACCCGAATACGGACACCTGGGCGCTTATAATTTAATAACCGTAAATTTATTGTTTCTATAGTCGTCCATCACTTTCAAAAGCATGGTAATGCTCCGTTTTGCGTCTTGCTCTCTGCCGAAAAGCTGCGACTTCTTTTCTGGCACTTTTTCAATGAAAAAAGTCTTTGAGGTTTTCCAATGATTCACTAAATAGAAAATGCCTTCTGTGGACTCACATTTTACCGTATACACTTTATTTCCCTTCTGCCCTCGTAGCCTCCGGGGCGGGCAGCAGGCTTATTCTCTCCATTTCTTGTATGTAAATACGGCCGTCAGTCCGCTTCTGTGCGTTTCTGTCTTTATGCCGTCCTCGTTAATCTCGCGCAGGCTCTGGATAATTTTCTCATAGTGGATTTCATTATCTTCGTATCTGCGACCGCTCGATAAGAAGAAACGGAACTCTTTTCTAAATTCGGCATAAGTTTTATATACTCTTGTTTCTCCGCTTTCTGCGGTAACCGTAACTTCGACGTCCTCGCCCTGTTCCTCAGTGACAACCCAAATATTGATGGACTGGTTACCTTCGGCGATATTAACCTCTAACCGGTCATTCAGGTCGCAAATATAATCGTAGTAATGTCCTTCGGCTGTACTTCTGTAAATTGGGTAACCGGCGCGCTGGCTGCTCTCGTCGTCTTTCATATAATCAGTAGGGAAAATCTCGTTCACTTTCGCCCATGCTTCTTCCATTGTTCTCACTTTCATTATTCTCTTATCCTCCATTTTCTTTATTCCGTTTACGCCGGTATTTCAGTCGGGTCCGATTGATTCAACCATTGCCGATTGTTTCTTGCAGCGCTTGACGTTCATCTGATAAATTCATTTTAACGTGTTTACTAGATTCCGTATGCCGACGAAGCGCACGGAGTTTCAGGGCTTATCTTAGGCAAAAACGCTAGATTACAGGCAAAGAGAAAAGCGGCCGCCCCAGTTTCAGGGTGACCGCCTCTTATGAAACGAGTTTTAAAGCTCCTATTGCGTCCATATTCGCGTTTTTATTGGTGGGCTAGTAATTTATCAACCCAAGCCCGTAAAACTCAAATATGGGCCTCTTATCGCTTCAAATAACCGCTTGAACAAAATCCTGTCAGGCTTCCATAGGCTACATAGAGCCATTTCACGCCGTTTACGTCGGTATAATAGCCGTAGCACTGTACCTTTGAGCCCTTCGGCATAATAGTTAGGCTTGTCTTGCTCTTGCCTGCCCCCGTCCGAAGGTTCAGATTTGATGTGGTCGTATAGGTACCGGCCAGGGACTTGTCAAAGCTCTGCGCTGATTCAGCTTTAGCAGAAGAACCGCTGGAAGCGTTCGCCTTATATGTGTAATACTGGCCGCCGGAATTGCTGGTGTATGCGTAGCCGCAACTTGCACCCGGCCATACGATTTTATACCAGCCGGAAGATAATGCCTCCAGAACCTCAACAGAGGTTCCTATGCTGATTGTTCCATAGCTTGCGTGACTCGTGCCAGGGCCGGAGCGGATATTCATGCCTGATTTTGCCGTAGCCGTGCCGATTCCCTTACCTGCGTAAGAGGTATTATCGGAACCAGCAGCAGGAGAGGACTGGCCCGCGTTGCTGCCGTTGGAAAGTGCAATCGCGGTATGACCTTTCCCTAACAGAATATCGCCCCTTTTCAGTTTCGCGCTTGAATTGGTGTAGTCGCTCGACGTATAAACCGTGAATTTGCCGGTCGCCTGTAACGCGCTTTGCTCATTGCCGGTATAAATATCTTTGCTTACGGCGATTCCCGCAGCATTGACGCATACCCCGACAAGCGCGGAGCAATCCGTTTCGCAAGGAGTCGTAATCTTGCTAAGGTCCCAGCCGCAGGCCTTCGCCTGGGTAAACAGGGTTGTCCTCTGTCCCTGGTCGTAGCCGATATTGTCATTGGCGCAAGCCTGCTCCATAGCTCTTGCGATTTTTTCGGCCACAGCCGAATCCTTCGGCCGGATAACCGAGGTCCAGGGCTTATTGTACCAGTCCCTTACGCATACCTCTCTGCCTGTCTGGTCGCCGGCTTTTCCGCCGGCGGCCTTTCCGTTTTCATCGATTGAAGCGTGTCCAATTTTAACTGCCATGATAAATCCTCCTATTCTTCATCGTCTGATAAATGCCCCATAAGGGTTGGAAACTTTTTAACCGTAATATCGAATAGCCAAAGACCTGTTACCAGAACCGGCATAAAGGGCCATAGCGCCCCGCAGGGCAGCCCCGCCAGTACGCCCAGTACCAAACCGGGAAGCACAGGCCCTTGTCTTTTATGCCGCTCATAATCTTCACAGAATTTCGCTTCGTCGTGATAATCCGTATAGCTGGCCCATAGCACGAAAAAGAGGACTCCTAAAAATACGAGTCCTCCAATTACGGCGTAAATCAAAATAATTATTTTCCGGTGGGCCATAAAGAAATTAAGCATTTGAACCACCAAACTTTTCAAAGTATTTCAGCAGCTTGTCAAAGCCGAACATTGCGGCAAAGGCTACCATAAAGCCGATAACAATAAAAGCCGCGATAATGTACCAGGTAATCGTCATTTGCTTTATCTGCCAGTATGCCAAAAATACCGCAACTGTCAGGCCTTCGGAAAGCGCCAGTACAAAAAGGTTGATTGCCTTTGAACCGGAAAGCGCGCTGAACGCCTTTTTACACACTTCCGTAATGATATTTACCACAATCACCAATACGGCGATAATCATAAAAAGCTGGCTGATAAGTACCGAATAATCCATAAAATTTTTCCTCCTATCCTTCTGCGTCGTCTTTTTGTTTCATTGCCGAATCATACACAATCCCGCCTTTGGTATTTTCGGCTTTGCTCTTTTCGCAGTACGCCCAGATGGCGGCCGCAAGGCTCGCGGCTACGCCTACCAGGGCATACAGGGCGGTGAGGTCGTACCGTGTCCACATAACAACCTCGGTATAAATGATAATCTCAAGACAGATAATAACCATAACAACCATTATTACCTTGCTCCATGCGGGTTTCTTAAAGCTCTTACGAAGGCCCAGCTCTTTTTCCCGTTCCTCTACCTGTTTTTTCAGGTTCAAGGTTCGTTCGGCGCGGTCGAGCTGGGCCAGACGCCTTTCATAGTCCTTCGCCGTTTGTTTTTTCATAAGCGGTTCCTCCTAGCCTTATAAAAAATCATGTTTTTCAAGCCGGTCGTCATAGACGCGCTTAATATTAGCGACGGCGTGTACCGCCCGATTATTTTTATAATTGGGGTGGTCTTTACAATATTGCTCGTACTCGTCAATGTCGGCCAAGGCCTCAATAAATTCTTCCCTGGTATGGTCGATTTCCCGAAGCAGCTCATTGTTAAAGTGAAGTATTTTTGTCCGGTGAGTATCGGCCATTCGCGCGTCGTCCATGTCGATATGGGCTTCTAATTTTTCGCGGGTTTCTTTTTGCGTTGCCTTCATTTCCGCCAGCTCTTTCAGCACTTCGGCGTTGACGGCCCGGCCGACAGCTTTTGCGATAGCGCCCCAGGGGTTTACTTTTACGGGGGCAATCTGAATAAATGTCAGCAAGACAAAAAGAGAAATGCCCCCGCCGGTTATGATTTCCTGTAAGCTCATGGCTGTGCGTCCTCCTTTCTCGCGTAATCCGGTTCTGCGCCAAGGTACGCGGTATATATCTCATCCAGCTTTCGCCGCAGCCCGTAGCTGCTGCAATGCTGAAAGATTCCGTTATATGAGGCTTCCGCCCGCTCAAAACGGTTCCGGTCAATGGAACCGGCAGCCAACTTTTTACAAAGCGCCGTATAGCCGCGGATTATCCGCCTTGCGCTCTGCTTTTTCAGCTTCTTATGCGTAGGCCAGATAGCGTAGCCGACAAAATCAATGCCGAGCGTAATAGGCCTGATGGCGGTTTTCCGATTCAGGTCAAGCCGCAAATTCTCTTTAAGAAAAATCCTGATTTTATCCTCTATCGTATGAAGCGCCTCTTTACTGTCCAGCAGAATAATTATGTCGTCGGCATAACGGACGTAACAATGAATGTGAAGCTGGTGCTTACAATATTGGTCCAGCTCATTCAAATAGACGTTGGCGAACAACTGGCTTGTAAGATTGCCTATCGGCATACCCACGTCAGAAAGCCATTCGTCCGGCGCGCAGTCCTTCGGGCCTTTGCCCGGCGGGAGTCCGAAGCTCATATTTTCGTTATTGACTATCTGCGATAGCAGGAGCATGACTCTTTCATCTTTGATACGTCTGGCGAAAATAGAAAGCAGAATCTCATGGTCCACGCGGTAAAAATACTTACTGATGTCAAGTTTTAAGTAGTACCATTTCTTGGGCTTCCTCGCCGCCTGGCGCAGCCAGTATTCAAGACGCTCGGCCGCCCGCAGGCTGCCTTTTCCTTTTCGGCAGGCGTAGCTGTCCTCGATAAAAAGTTTATCATAGAACGGATTGAGCTGCTTGTAGAGCGTCCATTGTACGATTCTGTCCCTGTAGGGTAAAGCCATAATAAGCCGGCACTTTGGGTCCCATACATAAAAGGTCCGATACACGCCGACGCAATAGAGCAATAGCAGGAGTTCTCTTTGCAGCTTAAAAAGCTCGTCTTCCAGCCGGTCGGTAAAGAGAAGGACGTCTTTTCTATATCTCTTTGCTGCTCTTGCGTGAAGGTGCGCCTCATAGAGTTGGGAGAACTCGCACATTCTGTCGTAAATGTCAATTAAAATAGCCGGGCTTTGCCGACTTACAATTATCGCAGTTTCCATATTTTCTATTTGTGCCGCGCGTGACGTTTCCGCCTTCGCGGCAATTTAATCTTTTCCCTTATCGGGAGGGAAGCGGGTCCCTTTGGTGCTATACGCCGTGCGGAGCTTCGTAAAGCGCCGCCGTACCAGTGTTCCGGTATAGCAGCAGAGCGGAGCGAAAGCCAATGTTGTGATTCACGTTAGACCGGGGGTTGTTCAGGTTCGTGTAGAAAACGCCTGCGTTGGCACCGTTGTTCCAGCTACCACCGCGAATCGGGAAACGCTAAACGGCCCGCTCCCCATTGATTATTTAACGGCCTTCATATATCCGCCGAGAATTTTTCCTATTTCTGTTAAGAGACTGCTCCAGTGTTCGTATTTCTTCATAGGTAAAGGCGGCTGCATAGTAACGTATACGGTTTTGCCGTCTGCGTCCTTGACAATACGGCCTGAGCTGTCCTTCTTTGGGACCTTTTGGTCGTAGTAGTCTTTATCATGCGCCAGCCTTATAAAGTGCCGCAGAGTGTCAAGTTCTATGTCAAGCTCCTGCAGCGTGGTCTTTTTGTAATATTTCCTTTCTACCCTGATAACAAGCCGGTACATGGTAAGCATACACTGTCTGATTTCGTCGGCTGTCTGGCGTTCCCTTCTTGGAAAACTTGCGACGGCCTTTTTGCCGTACTTCATCATATCCTCAATTTTGGTTTTAAGCCAAAAAGGCTGTATGTCTTTGACCTCCTGGGTGTCCTCCTGAAATGGGATTTCCTCGGTTTCCATAGGCCTTAACTCCTTTCTTCGATTTTTCGTTATAGGGCCGCCTATCGGCGGCCCCACAGTTACTCAGTAATCAGTTTACAGTTCGCCATAAAAAGCGGAGCGAAAGCCAATGCCGTGATTCACGTCAGACCGGGGGTTGTGCAGGCTCGTGTAGAAAACGCCTGCGGAGGCACCGTCGTGCCAGCCACCACCGCGAATCGGGAAACGCTCGTTCGCCACGTTATTCAGCCAAAAGTAATCGCCCTCATAGCCGCTCGTATCTGCCGGGAAAAGAGCAAGCTCTTTCAAAATCTGCGGAGCGGTTACGCCGCTTGCGACGGTCATAGTCTCAAAAGTTCCGCCGGAACCCGTTCCTGCGTTTTCGTTTCCTACCCGGTTGGTAACGGAAGTAGAAAGCGTAACCTTGCCGCTTACAATATCGTATTTCAGCGTGCCGGCCGTACCGGGATTTACAAGGCTGCCGTCTGCCTTGATGGCTTTCCACTCGGTTGAAGTCTCGCCCATATCGCAGGTGGCCCTCATGCAATTCGCATAAGGGATAATCTGAATCTCACCGTTTACCAGCCTCATGCCGGCGCACCAGTCCCATACGTTTCCGTTGAGGTCCGCAATGCCGAAAGGCGTATGGTCGTGATACCAGGTAGCCGGCCCTGAACCGGTCGCGGTTCTGCCGTCGTACTGCTTGCCCTCGGACATATATTTGTAGGTTACGACGCCCCTTTCATGCGGATGGGCGTGGTCTTTGCCGTAGTTATTATTGCCGCGGGGCAGGGTGCCGTTTTTCTTGCACCAAAGAGCGATTGCGCCCCAAAGAGCCATCGGAGTAAGCCCCCAGCCTTCGCCTTTTTTCCGACACGCCGCCTGAGCCGCGGTCCAGTCAAGGCTTGCCTTCGGGTCCTGCATAGGCAGAGAATAGGCGCGGTCGTTCATAATAATATTGTGGTATTTGGAAAGCGCCACCTTTTCTTTTTCTACACCGTCCACGATAAACGCCGGGTGTACGGTTTCCGTCGCTCCTGCGCAAATCGCGCTGGAAAACATTTTCGGCAGAATCACCATAACAGACGGCATACCCAAATCATCAAAAAGGACAGTATTTTTACCGCCCGATAAGGCCTCAACGGCCAGCTTCATATCGTCAAAATTGCTCATGCTCTTAGTCCTCCATTCCCCACAGATAAATTGTACAGTTATCAATATCAAACGGCACCGGCTCCCTGATAATCGTGGTCGCTCTTGCCGCTTCGGCGCCTTCTTCCGCGTCCGGGTCATAACCGGGATTCGGAACCTCCCGCTCGTTGTATCGTCTTGCCGGGATTTCTACCTGCGCCACGTACTTGAACCCCGCGGCCGTTCCCATAGTCAGGCTGCCGCTTTTATCGCTGCAAATATCTAGCGTAACGGCTTCGTCCTTTTCCCTGTTTTTCAGATTTACGGCCAGGTCGTCGTCTCCAAAGAGAATACTTTTTCCCGTCGCGACATACTCAATATGCCTGCCGGGCGTTTTAATTACTTCTTTCATCTGCGTCTTTCCTCCATTCTTTTTAATTCGTCGTAGGCCTCGCGTGAACGGGCGGCAACAAGTTCCGCTGCTTCCCTTGCGCCTCGGTCGGCCGGATTTACGCCAAAAGAGCGCATGACCGATTTTTCATGGGCCATGCGCTCCTCTGATTTAATTATTACGTTCGCCATAAATTATTTACCTCCCTGCACATAACATTTAACCGCTACCTTTCTTGCGCTGCCGGTATAAGCAATCTTAAAGCCGTTGAGCATTTTATCAGAGATAATAATATCGCCGACAAAACCGCCTTCGGCCTCGGCTTCTACAATAACGGTATAATCCTTATTGTTTCTTATGTTTGCGCTGTCAAAGGCCAGGGTTTTCACACTGTTGTTAAACGGGTATTTCTGGTTGTTTGTAAGCTCCGCTTCCAGTATGACGCCTTCTAAGGCCGTCGCTTTATCGCCAAACAGGCGGATAACCTGCATGGCTTCCAGGCCCGTAAGATTTGCGGCAAATATGCCGGACTCCATATTGTTGAAATTAACGGCGCTCATATTTGTACCCTGCTGCACAACTTTACCCGCGGGGATAAGCGTGATTGTACCGTCTGCGTTTTCCACAATACGGTAGGTGTTGGCCGGGTCAACGGCGTGGTCTTTCCATGATGTTGGTGCGTACATTTCTTTTCACCTCCTTTTAAGTCGTGACAATCTCGTATAAGGGAAATTCCCAAAGGGTAATTACTCCCTGCGTAGCAAGTTTCGTAATACTCTCGGAAATTTCGCCCGCTACCTCGCCGGCTGTATCAATCAGCCGTATCTGGGTAATGGTGAGGGCCGCGCTGTCCGTGGTAGAAGTTGTCACCATCAGCGTATCGCCGACAATTTTCTTTTCCGTAATTACGGCGTCGTACCACTGCCCGCCGGCGTAATACTGGAACTTATGAATCCGGCGTAACCATTCGGCTCTCATTTTGTTCATAAAACTTTCTTTCCAAAATGCCATTTTTGCCTCCTAACTCTGCGGGTAACTTGTTCCGCAGTAAATATAATTAACGCTGTAATCCGTGGACTTTACCCCGGAGCCTGCGCTAATTTCTCCTGACTCTCCGAGCCTTGCCGTTTCCGGTTTCGTACCGGCCTGCTCATAATCTGCCGTCAGGCTGACGGCCTCCGCTTCTATGGCGTTCAATACGGAACGAACCGTGGCCATGGCGGCAAGGTCCGGCTTCGTGCCCGCGGCTTCGTATTCGGTCATATGGCTGGCAGCCTCCGCCTCCACAACGCCCGTAACTTTCTGCTGCCTGCCTACGGTTGTGTTACGGGGCCATTCACCAGCCTCCAGGTCTCCATTTTGGGCTTTTTTATGCTCGGTAGTATAAATCTTAGCCTTTGCCCCTATAACGTCCTTAATGGCCAAATATGCGCCTATGGTGGCTGTATCTGGCTTTGTCCCCGTCTGTTTGGTTTCAGCCGCGGGCTCATGCGTCGCCCGGTAGCTTCTGGCTCTTGCCCTCGTGACGACGGAATAATCAAGGGCTACGCCCTTCATTGCAATATCCGGTTTCGTGCCGCAAAGGTCATAACCAAATTTATAGTGTTTTCGCCGTATGCCGATACCCACCGGGAAAGGGTAGGTAATAGCGGCCTGCCATGCGATATGCGCCGGAATTTTCTTTCCAAGCAGCAGGTTTATATCGCCCATATAAAGAGTTGTGACGTCGCCGCGGTCAAGCTCGATATAGAGCATGTTGTTTCCCTTATCGTCGCAAGGCTCAAATCGGCTTGATACATTCGCGCCGGTGTAGCTCTTTATCATTTCTTCCAGCAGAGATGCGGAGACCTTTCCGAACCCGACAAAAAAGGACTTAATAAGGCGTCGGCGTTCTTCAAGCGTCCGGGTCTTATTCAGTCCTATATCGAGGAATCTTTCTAATTTTGCAAGCGTTGGCTCGTCGGCGTAATCAATAAAACAGTTAAAATAAACCTGCTCAATATTCCGCTCTATTTCGTCGGCAATTTTGCCCTGGGCTTTCAGAATTTCAACCATTTCATATACGCCATGGTAAAAGCGCGGGTAGTAGGTCAGTAATTCTTCAAAGTCGTTTGCATAGTATTTATTGTAAAACCTCACGTGATTTTCACCTCCCCAACGACTGGCACGTCGTCCTCTCCGGGTTTTATATTTATGCCGGCGCCGTTGAGCTTTAAGTCGGTATAATCGAGGATAGCTTGTAAGTCTGTCAGAATCGCGCCGATTGCGGAAACTCTTACCACAATGTCCATAGCTTCGCGGGTTTTTAGGACAAGTTCTGCCAAGTATTGCTCTATGGCCTCCTCCGCTTCCTGCTCAGCCGCTTCTTTGGTCGCGCCTGTCGCCAGTTCAGCTTTAAAAGTAACGGCGATAGAAAGCGGGCTTGCGGCAGTAGCGGTAAAGTGCGCGCCGAGATTCGCAACGCCTTCTCCTAAGCCGTCTCCTACAACGTAAGTTTTGCCGTTCACCGTGGCAGTGTAGCCCTTTGTCGCCGGGTCGATATATTCCTGAACCTCCGCAACCTTCGCCGCGCTGCAGGGCTTTCCTGTTGCGTCTATCAGTACGGCCTTGACGGTGTTCGGTCCGTTCCATAATGGAAATATCCGGGCTCTGCCGATTCCTTCTATGCCTTCGCACCAGGTTTTATAATGCTGCTTGTTTCCGTTTTCGGCTGGTCCCGCGATTTTCTCCTGTACCCTGGTTCTCAGGTTTTCGTCTGTTTCCGGGTCGGTTCCGTTTTCGTAAATCAAGCCGAAGGTCGCAGCAGTCAGGCCTTCAATATTGTTCACAGGTACGGCCGGCGTACCGCTGTAAATTTCGTTTCCGCTTATGCCCGCAATCTCGGCTTCAAGATAATACGTGCTGCCGTTTTCCCGTAGTACGAAATATTTGCCGTCTGTATAAAAGCGTTCCCCGGCCATCGGCATAACGCCTTCAAAAGTCACATGGTATTTTGCTTTGGTCGCGGCGTTTCTCGTAAGCCCGTACTCGCTTGCTTTTACGTCCAGGGCTTCGCCAGTGGCGGTTACTACGCTCGTTAGTTCGGCGATAAGGTCAAGGTCCGTATAGAGTTTTGCTATTTTCAGTATCGGCCCGGAAACGGCGTCGTAAAATATGCTCCCCTGTCTTGTGTCAATATCCGCCGGCGCGTTGCTCAAAACGTCCTCCATTAACCGCTTGTAGGTATAATCTTCAAACACTCTAAATCACCTCCTCCACTGTAGTTTCGCCGTAAATCGTATCAGCCTGAAAAGCTATATAGGCCGCGTCCTCTTTAAATTCAATCTCAAAATTGTAAACGTCCAGTATTCTTGTGTCTGGCAGCAGGGCGTCTCTGATAAAGCCCTCTACTACGGTCTCAATGTATTCCGGCGTTGCGTCTTTCGCAATGATGGCGTCCTCCACTTCGCTGCCATACTGATTATCATAAATGAGGCACTTAAAACGCGGCGTAATAATCGCCTTATGGATTGCCTGGTTTACTGCCGTCAGACCGTCCACAAGCCCCACAATCCGGCCGGCGCTCAAGTCCAAGCGATAGGTAAGTGACGGCTTCTCCTGCGCCTCTGTAACCGTTTCAATCGGTATAGGAACATATATGCCGGTCATATCAGCCTACCCGGTCCAGTACATAATACTGCTTGCCGTGATTAAAAGAAAGAACGTGAACCGTCTCCCCAGGCTGCAATGCGTTATGTACGGTAATGCTGCCGCTGAATGTAAAATCCGTAAGCTTACTGCCGTCGGTCGTAGGCCCGTTTACATATCCTCTCGCGCCTTTGGAAAGGTCGCAAGTTGCGGTATAGTCTGTTAAATGCCGGGGCACATAAACATTGCCCGGCCCAATCATCAGCTTATCGTCATTTACTATCTGGATTTTTAAAGGACTGGCTGATTTTACGGTACCCTGTAAAACTTCTATGCCCTCGCCGGTAAAGCTCTGGATAAGCTGCTTGATACCTGTTTTTTCTGATTCTTCCGTCATATTTTCGCCTCCTAGCTAAAAGTGCCGTCGTCTACCCAGCCATATACGCGCGTGCTGCTGTCCGTATGAATAAGGTGCCATGGGTGCTTCGCCCCTTTGGCGACCAGTGTAATTTTTGCAGGTCCCGCCGCGCAGGGCGAGCCGGTCGGACTTCCTGCGGTACTGCTAACGTAATGAGGGCCGCCCTTAAATTGCACCACGTCTCCAACCTTATACTCTTTACCGGAAGCCGCTTGACTCTTACCAGTTTTTGCAAGGTCATTCGCATAATTGAGTTTAAGCGACATGGTATGTAGATTACCCTTAAAGGTATGCGTGTCGCTGTCCACATAAAAGGTTCGGGACAGATTAAGCTCCGGGATAATGATATATACGCCGATTCCTGAAATAACTTCCGGTATGCCGATAGCGTCCAGGTTCAGCGTTCTGGCCGGCGTTCCTTTCTCCTCCAGAATACTCGCGATAAGGTCGTTAATCTGCGCGGGCGTAAGGCTTTCGTCCGGCTTGTCTATTTCCTGAAATACGCCGATTTTTTCCTCAAGTCCGGCAAGACTTTGCTCCGCAAGAGTCGTGCCTTCTTTTGAAACCATTTTCACGCGGGTCTTAACGTTTTCTATGCTTTTCGTATAAGTATAGGCCGTAAGATTCTGGCCTACCTCAATCACCCACTGCATAATATTTTCACGCCGGGTCAGCAGACTTATCTTTCCTTTATCGCTGGAAACATAATGCCGAATCCCCGTAGCGTCGAAGTCAAGGCTTAGGGCGTCGGCAATAGCGTCAAAAATTGTGGTTTTTGGTTTCGTAAGCTCCGGGATTCTGTAAGTACACTCGGCCACTTCTCCTGTAGGCAGTCCGAACCGCGTACAGCAGTCCCGGAATATTTCACTTGCCGTCTTATTTTCATAAGTGAACGTGTCCTTATTATTGGCAAGATAAATTCCGTTATCGTAGGCTTTTATGGTGAGCTTCTTTTTATTGTTTTGCGTCTGCGACATGATTATGCCGCGAAAAAGTTCTGCGCCGTTATAACTGAATAGGCATTGCTGCCCCTGTTCGACGTCGATTCCGGCTCTTGCATGTTTATAACCGTCGTCGTCCACAAGCTGCGCCGTAAGCGTTCTGGCAGAAGAACCTTTGCGCCCCTGCCATTTTACAGACTCCACAAGCTCGGTAACGTCATAGCCCTGTTCGCCTTTAATCACAATAAGGCTTATTCCTTGCACCATTGCTCCGCCTCCTTACGCCGCCGGCAGCGTAAAAACCTGTCCCGGATAAATCAGGTTAGGATTTCCGCCGATTACGCCCCTGTTCATGTCATAAATCTCCCGCCATCTATTTTCATTTTTTAGTTCCGACCGTGCTATTTTATATAAGCAGTCGCCGCCTCTGACCGTATAAGTCCGGGACTGCACAGTATTATCTACCCTGGGTGCCTCCGGCTGTACGGTAGCGACGGCTTTTGGAATATCAACTTTAACTTGCCGGACCGTGATTTCCCGGTATTCTTTCAGTGTTATACTGTATTGATAGGTTCCTATGTCGCCGCCTTCCTCGCGATAAGAAAAATCTTCAATCGTACAGTAAAGGTCTACGCCGCAGGCAGTCACAATAAAATGTACCGGCTTTTTGCTGGCTTTCCATTTATTGATTTTCTGGACCAGCGTAAGGGGCTTGGTTATTTTACTTACCTGTAAACCTGAAAACTTGGTCGCCGGGAAGAAACTGGAAAAGCTAAACTGCAGGGCTGGGCGTCCTTGCATGACTACAATTTCGCCCAAACCCGTAACGTCTACACTGTCATTATGGCTGCCGTTTTTTGTCTCAAAAGAGGTAGGCAATACGGGCAGCCGTATTTTTTCTTTTTCGGCGTTGTATGTCAGCCACATTTGATAGTTAGAAGTCATACGCCAAGTCTCCCTCCTCGTAGATTTCACTCTGGATAAGGTTCATAAATACAGGCTTCGCATGTTCAATAAGAACCTCAAGAATCATCTCCTTATCGGCTCCGCCGTTTCCTGATACCTCAATCGTGCCGCTGCCTGCGATTTCAAGCAGGATTCTCTTTACCTGTTCCGTCGCGCTGGTTTTATCGACATTCGCGCCGCTGCCAGATTCAGCCGTCACATGCAACGGCTGGCTTTTGGTATTGAGTGCGTTAATAAGCCGGTCCGTTTCGCTGGTAGGAAATACTGTACTTCCTTGCTCGCCGACAATCAGCTCCGGTCCATTCTCGCCTGCAATAAAATAATCTGCACTATTGGTCGTACCTGTTGCATATGCCGCCGCGCGCCGCGCCACAAGTTCTGGTCCTTCCTCGCCCGCCAGAAATACGGGCTCTGCGTAGGTCGTGCCTTTTGCGTGTCCTGGAACGCTGCCGCTCGAAGATACTTGTACGTTGATTTTCGCCTGCGCTGCCGCAAGGGCGGCGGTAACGGCGTTGGCTACTTCCTGCGCCGCTGCTACGGCGTCCGCCTTTCCTGCTCTGATAGAGCTGGCGTAGCTGTTAATCGTAGACTTTGCGCTCGCCGACGCTTCCTCTGATAAGTTAAGGTCGTCAACGTAGCCTTGCATATCATCTACAATTCCTTGCATTTGACTTTCAAAATCTGTCTGCCAATCCGCCGTAGCCTGCGCGATTTCGGCCTGTTTCGCCTGTACTTCGCCGAGCGTGTTTGCAAGAGCCGCGACGGCTTCCGCGTCTCCTTCGTTAATCGCCGCAACCATGTTAGCCGCCAAGCCTGCCGCCTGCTCGCTGCCGTCCTGTACGGTAGCCATGATAGCGTCGTAATTTTCCTGGGTAATTCCCAGGTCTTCCGCAGAAGTATTTTTCAGTACGTCGATATTCGCCGCGTACTGTTCCCAGTAAGCAAGCTGGCCGTCAAGAGCCGCCTGGGCGCTCGCCACAGTAGCCTCCATATCCGCTTCGGCTTCGTCAAATAGCCCAAACTGCCCGCTAAAACTTTCAAGGGCTGCCTGGTAGGCTTCGTCATATGCTGCGCATAGTTCTTCAATTCTGCCCTGTACGCTCTGATATGCTTCGGCTGCTGCCTGCTCCCATGATATGGTTTCCTCGGCTGCGGCTTCCTCGGCTGCTGAAATATTCTCCCAGCCTTTTTCAATCTGGGCGATTGTCGCATCGTTCTCTGCCTGCGCCGCGTTTAGTTCCTCTAAAGCCTCGTTATACTTGCTTAGGTCAGTCGTCCAGTCCGCCCACAGGCTATCCTCCGTATACCAGCCGTTTGTCCACTGTTGCATTTGTTCGTCATAGTACATGCCCGCAGCTTCTCGCTCGGCGTTAAGGTTTGCCTCAGCTTTCGCAATTTCTTCTTCAAGCTCTGCCTGTTTTTGCAAAGCCTCTATGTAGGTTTCCTGCGCCTGCTGCTGTCTTTGTTCCTCGGCCATTTGCTCGCAGGCTTTTTTCATTGCCGCAACATAGTCCTCTGTGCTTAGCGTTGCCCCGTCCATCTGTGCGGCCAAATCCGGGTAGCTCTCGGCCAGTTTCTTTGTTACCGCCTCAAGCTCTTTTTCCTGCGCGCCGGTAAGCTCGGCCTGAGTAGCCAGGTCCTCGTATTTCTGGATAAGCGCAAGAGAGCCGGTCTCTGCGCTTTTTATAGACGTCATGCCGTCGTTGAAGTCGCTTGTTACTTGCCGGACGCTCTCGCAAAGCGCGTCTACTTCCGCAACGAATTCCTCTACCGTCTGCCTGTTCGACTCGAACGCCGCCGAAAGGTCGTCTACCTGATATTTAAGCCTTGATGCTTCCTCAGAGGTTTCCCCATATTTTTCGCAGGCCTCCTCATATTCCGCGTTAAGCTCTTGTAATTCGTAATACTGTTCTCTTGTTGTAGCGGTCATTCCCGCGGTTTCGTCGGAAACGTCGGAAAGCATAGCCGCCAAAGCAACGCCAGCCGCTACAAGGGCCGTTATTCCTATTGCAATCCAGCCTATCGGACCGAGCGCGGCGTTAAGCGCCGTACCGAACGCCGTTATTGCCGGAATTGCTACGGTAGTAGCGGTTGTGACCGCAACCATAGCGGCCGCCGCGACGCCAAGGCCTATGCCGATAGCGGAAATGGCTTTTACCGCGACAGGGTGTTCCTGCGCAAACTGTGACATACCGTTCAGAACCTTTGTGCCAAGGCCATACAGTTTTTCTACAAGCGGATTGAGGTTCTGGCCAATCGCAATTTTCAGATTTTCCGCCGCATTTGAAAGCTCCTCCTGCGCATGGGCGGTAGTGTCCGTCATGGTTGAATACGCCGATTCCGTCGCGCCTATGGAAGTCTGCATGGCGTCAAGGGTAGAATTAAACTGCTCGGCGCCTGCATTGTAAAGAGCCAACGCGCCGATACCCGCCTCTGAACTGCTCCAAAGCTCGTTGAATGCTCCGGCGTTTCCGTTGACGCTTTCGCCTAAAACGGCCATAATGTCGCCAAGGGAATACCCATGCTCGATAAGTTGGGCGAACGACTGGCCCGTCATTTCGGACAGCACCTCATTCACAGTGCTGCCGCTGTCGCCTAACTCGTTTAACATAGACTTTAAGTAGGTTCCGGCTTCTGCTGTAGCAATGCCACCTTTTGTTAGTTCCGCATATGCCGCTGAAAGATTATCCATCTCAACGCCATAGGCTGACGCGAGCGGGATAACTTTACCGACCGACGCCGCTAATTCGTCAACGGTCGTTTTACCAAGATTCTGTGTGGTGATAAGCATATCGGAAATACTTTCCGCCTGTCCTGCCTCCAAGCCGTAGGCATTAAGAGCTGTTGTAAGCACGTCTACCGCCGTAGCGGAACTGGTAAAACCGCCAGCCGCCAGCTTTGAAGCCGTAGCTGTAAAGCCGATTGCGTCGGCTGTATTTACGCTTGCCGAAAGTGCGGAATAAGTCGCCTCCGAAAGACCGGCCACGCTGATTCCCGTTTCCCGCGAAAGGTTTATAAGGTCCGCCGACATTTGGGAAAGCGGCACCTGCGTAGTGTCCGCAATCGTGGAGATTTTCATGGTGGCGACTTCAAATTCTGCCGCTGCTTCCGAAGCTTCCATATAAGCGGCCGCCATATCCCTTATGAGCGTTGCGATTCCCGCGGCAGTCAGGGCGCTGGCTAACTGCTTAGCGGCGTCCTGTCCCCGTTCGCTGCCGTTTTCCGCCTCGTCCGCGGCCCGCTCGGTGGAGTCCGCTAATTCTTCGGTAGCGTCCGCTGCTCTGCGGTTCGCCTCGTCTAAAGCGTCCGAAGCAGCACTTACCCGTTCCGCAGCCTGCTCAAGTTCCTCAAGGTTATCGGTACCAGAAGAAAGCGCGGCCTCGTACTCTGCCATAGCCGCCTCGGCTTCTTGCTGTGCAGCGGTAAGCTCTTGCATAGCGTCCTCGGCTTCCTGGCTGGCTCTTGCAAGAGCTTCTTTGGTTTCCGCCGATACTTTGTCGTTGTCGGACAATTCCTCTGATACACGGGCGGCTTTTTCCATTGTCTCGGCCAGCTTCTCCTCAGTTTCACAAGCCTGTTTAAGTGAGTCGCCTAAGCCTTCTGCGGCCTGTTCGCATTGCCGCATGGTTTCTTCCTGCTCGGCAACTGCCTCCTCTAAATCGTCGATTTGGTCGGCAGCACTTCCGGCGGCGTCTCCGTAATCGTTTAAGCTGTCCGCTAAAGAATCGGCATGAGAGGCGGCGTCGCTTGCCGAGCCTTGCAAATCGCTAATAGAATTCGCCACGCCGTCTACGGAACTTGCCGCCGTCGTAACCGTCCCGCTGATTCTGCTGAACGCCGCGTTGACTGCTTCGCCGGCCTGCTCCCATTGCGCGACCATATTCTGGCCGGTTTCGGCCATACTGCCGAGCTTATCCGACATTTCATCTATCAGTTTAAACCGAGCCGATACGTTTGCCATTATACACCGCCCCCTTTCCTGATTCTGTAATATCTAACTGGCTCCCTGTCCTCCTCAAGCTCTGACGCGATATATAAAAGCTGCGTCCGTCTTGGCATAGCATAAAACTCCTCCATTCGGAGACCGTGCCTCTGCCAAAAAATATGCGCCCAATAACCGTCGCTGCCTTTGGAGCTTATGAGTTTTTTGCTTCGTCCAAATCCTCGTTGTCATTGACCGCGCTCGCAAGGCCAAGAGCCTGCATAACGATACGGGAAACGTGCTGATACTCGTCGGCCTTCGGGAATACCTTTAACGGCATTTCGGAAATATCGTTGCACTTGTAGTAGGCCATAAGCTCCGAGTCTTTGAGGTTCGGGTACTGCAGAGCTTCGGCAATCATGTGCCGGGAAGCTCTTGCACTGTCCTTCTCGGTTTTCCATACAACCTCGCCCATAGCGATAAGCGGATTCCCCTTCTTATCGGTCGCCATATTGCGCCGGCGGTAGTTGTCGTTAATTTTATTGATTTCCTCCTGAGTGAGCACTTTAATTTCAAACTGAATTACGTTGCCCTCCTCGTCCTTGAAGCTGTTTGGCCCCGGCGCGGTCACGATTTCCGGGTCTGTACTACGCATAAAATACTTCAAATCTTTCTTAGCCATGATATTATCCTCCTAAAATAGCTTTTGGGGGTCCCGTGGTCTCCATATTCGCGTTTTAAAGGCAAGGCTGATATTTAATAAGCCCAAGGCCTTAAAACGCGAATATGGACGAATCTGGAACCCTATACAATGTCCTTAATATTAAAGTTTACAACGTCCTCTAAAACGCCCGTAGCTTCGCTGTCAAGAGCCATCAGCAAAAAGTCGCCGCTAGGAACGCACCCGACGGCGGTAACGGTTTCAGGACCGTTCGCGGCCTGGTAATCGCTGTTCGGGTCGTCCATAATTCCCTGAATCGTAAACTCCGGCGTCAACCCAGTGTCAAGGTATTTCTTGATTGCGTCCTGAAGCCATTTTGTGGCGCGCCGTCTTGTCATGCTTCCGGTAATGGTATAGCCGAGCCAACGACTTGACGGCGAACGCTCGCCAAGCTGCCGGCCAGTCCAAATGTCGGGCGTAAACTTTATTTCCATTTTGATGGCGTCATACACCTCTACGCCCTCAACATAAGCCCGCCCCTCCCTTAAACTAATAGGACTCTTATTATATTGCATAAAAATTTTTCCTCCTTCCTAACCGTTATCTGGTCGTGACTGTGAAATAGAGTTTTTCCGCGCTGTCCACTGCCTGAATACCGATATTGAAATAGGTTTCGTCGTCTACGCTGCTTTCGCGGTCCACCAGAAAATCTTCATCGTAGGACACGTTCGTAATAGCTCCCGCGTCCTCAAACTGGCGTAAAATACTCTTGCCGATTCCCTCCATAACATTCCAGCCGTTTGTGTTGTTGTCAAACTTGTTCGGCGGGAAATTGAGCTGTACGGATTCCTGAACTGCGTCGTATACGCGGATAACCCGGTTTTTGCGGTAGCTCTTATCTTTCTTATCTGCGAAAGTAATGAGAGAGTTGATGTCGTACTCTACGACAACCTCATTTTCCTCGTTAACAGAGAAGAAAAACTCACCGGCATTAATAGCGGCAATCGCTTCCTCGTTGCTCTTAGGTCCTACAACTTCGGTAGCGCCTGCATACTGCCGGTAGGTCAAGCTCTCTGTAGCAGCCGCACCTGCAGTCGCGCCCGCAACCCATGCGCAAACTTCCTCAAGGCTCAAGTCGTCGCCGTCCAGAGAAACGCTGTTTGTCACATTGATAACGCCCTCGTAATCCATGTTGCCGGCATTGGGAATAACCACCTGTACACCTTTTCCCATATTCTCGCGCATATATTTGATTTTAGTAAAAGCCGCCTGCTTAATGCTTGCGGAACTCTCGCCGTCAAACGGGAAGCACGCCGTATTAAATTTGACCTTTTCCCATGCGTCGATAAAATCCGTAATATCCACGTTGGAGGCTTCCTCGTCGGTTCCTCCCGCAAGGTTCGTGCCTGCAACTTCTCCCAGGCTGCCGGTACCGCTGAATATGATATACGGATTATCCTGCGCAATCAGGTCCTCGATTGTCGCCAGGCTCTCATATTCCGTAACCTTATCGCCTGCCAGATGAATAAGAACGTCATAGCCTTCAATCGGGTTCGCGCTTACGGTGACAGTGAAAGCGTTCCCTCTGCTTCCGCCGTATCGTGCAACGGCCGTTAAGGTATTGATATTTGCCGTCTGGCTGGCTTCCTCGTCAACCTCCGACAACGCCATACTGATTTCAGCCTTTGCTCTTTTACCTTCTGACAGAATATAAGCATATACGGTAGTCGCCCGCTTAAATGCTTCGCGGATAAGCAGCATTTGACGGTTTGGGTCGTCGTCGTAAATGCTATAGCCGAAGGTCGCAGCTTCCGCATCGGGATTTGCAACCGCCAGCTTAATGAGCTTTTTCTCCGGTCCGTAAGTGGCTTTCGGCAAAGGCACAATAACCGTACCTCTTGTTGCGGTACTTGTCGTTGTATTATCCCGGCCGCTCTCAAAATTTACATACGTACCGGGCCTGGTCTTTCCGACCAGTTTATCAAATCGGCCTCCCGCCATATTAATTCACCTCTTTCTTTTTCCAAGCTTCAATATGAGCCTTCATTTCTTCGACGGTATAAGTACCCGTCATTCCATAGGTAGCGCCGGCAAATGTGCTTGTAGTAACTCCAAAGAGCTTTAAACAGTTTGCCCGCAATCTTTCGACTGTGTACTTTTTAGGCGCCGGGCTTTTTGCCGTAGCCTTCGCAGGTTCAGCCAAATTATTTTTTCCTGCCATGCTTTATCCTCCTTTACTCAGTTATGTTTAGCGGTACGGCGTACCGCTCTAAAGTTTCCGCATAGGCGTCTGAAATGGTTCTCCCGGACTTCATGAAAATATCCAGGTTAAAACTCTGCGCCTGCGTCGCGTCTAGCAGCGCGTCGTTATAAGGCCTTCGGCTTTTCCAGCGAATCGTTAACTGCGCCGCACCGTCGTCCACAACCTTCATACTAGGGTCGTCTAACCGTACCCAGTTTTCGGGAATTATTTCGCCGTCTTCCGTAATGAGCGGTATCAAATTTCGTTCAGCTCGGATTGCGGCCGCAACCGTATGGCCGAGAATATACGCCCCTTGCGCCGTCTTATGAAATAACTTGATGTACCAGGCAAAATCCATACAGTAAGTAAGAAATGTGTCCGGCCCGGTATCGATTTCAGGTGGTGGAAAGTATGCTGCGGGTACTGTAAAATTTCTCGGCACATTCCAATAATAAGGCGCAGGAGCACTTGCATGGTCCAGCACAAATTTAATAATGCTCGCCATTTCCTGCTCAAGCATGTTTTCACCTCCTAGCCGCCGAAATAACGGTCAAGCCATTCCTGCAATTTCCTGTCTAACAATTCCGGGTACAATCTATTGAGTATTCGCAAAGCGCTCTCAAAGTAGTGCTTGCCTTCTACCCAATCTTGTTTTAATACCATACCCGTTTTTGCACCTGGGTCATAAATAAAACGGTCTCCCTGCCAGTAACCGGGAACAAAACGACGTTCAACACCTTTCGGGTTTTTCCAGTGCCCGTCTTCCACAAATTTTGCGTACTCCACACTTGAACCGACTTCCAGTGTAAGGCCGCCGTCCTCTAATCTCCAAATACTCCCCTCGGTATCTTTCTCAAAGCTCGCCAGGAGGAGCCTGGTGTCCATTACCTTACGCCTTATAATTTCATCCTGCACAATTCGCAGGAACTCATTGCCGAGGCCTTCCAGAAAAAGTTCAAGCTCTTTCCGAAAGTCGCCTTTCGCCGCTTTCTCTACGCTACCGAAAAAAGCCTTAAACTCAGACATATCAATGTCAACGTACCTTCCGCTCATAACGCCTTTTGTCCTCCTGCCTTTTTGATGTAGACAAAGGTATGGTGCCCCCGGACGTCAATCGGCTGCTCCGCTGTATATTCCAGCCCTGTTGCGCAGTCTACGATTTTATCGTTAAGCCGCACGTCTGTGCCAGCTGGCAAAGTAAGTTTGATTTTTGCGTCCATGATATTTATGGGAGTGGTCTGTGTTATAGTGACGTTTTGGGAACGCACGCCAAAATGGCATTGCTGTTCGTGAATATCCGGCTCCGGCAAATAGGAAAAACTGGGAGAGGATGGCAGCCCAAAACCAGGCGACCTATTCCCCTCTTGTATGTGATAAATATCGCAAAGGTGATTCAGTAATTTTTCCAGGCTCATGTCATGCCTCCTTTAAAGCCGCCTCATGCGAAGCGTCACGCCGTTTCTCGGTTCATTTATGACGTAATCGTCAAGGAGCGCCGAGAGGTCCAGCGCCTCTACGCTAATCTGGCTTGATTCAGCCGTATAGCTATAGTCGTCGAAGGTTTCTGATTTGACCTCCTTTGCTGCGATTATCGCATTGTGACCGTAGGCTTCCGCGAGTAGCAGCACCGCCATTTTAACGGACGCCGGCGCTTCCTCCATATCTTTGAAGGAATTATGCGTATAGGTAATGATATATTGCTCAGCCCTTGCTATATCTACGGCAAGGCGTGTATCGCTTCTTTGCTGTACTGCCGGTATCTCGGAATACTCCTTGACTTCCTGGGGCGTCACCCATGGTCTTTTTGCCATATCGCGCCTCCTACATTTCTTCCTGAAGCTCCTGCATGATAGGGCTGCCATAGTCAGCCTCGTTTTCGGTTTCTTCCGGTTCCAGGGTCTCCTTAATCTTAGCAACTGCAGCAGCCTTTGAGCGAATTCCTTTCAGACTTACATTGTGATATGCCGCATAGGTTTCAAGCTCTGTCATTGTCATTTCTTCCAGCGCCTTACCAGGTACGGGTTCCGGTTCTTTACCCACTTCGGGACCTGACTCGCTTCCCGTTCCGGGCTCAAGCTCAACGTTGCTTTCTACTAACTTAAAATAGCCGGTAGCTATCGCCTTATCGGCAATAGCCTTGTCCTCAACAAATACATCCGGCTTTTTCTGCGAAGCCGTAACAACGCCGGAATAGGAGAGAGCTCTAGTCAATTTCAAATGATACATGCTTGCGCCCTCCTTCCTTATCTCAACCCGGTAATAATTGCCGCCGCGGCAGGCTCCTCAATAATTGGGTCATAATCAAGATGAGTCACATAGAAACGTTTATCCATCATAATTGCTTCTTTGCCCTCGGTAGTCTTACGAATCCGCACGGTATACGTATTCACAACAATAAGGTTCTTCGGGTCGGTCAGAATAATCGTGCCGTCATCCATAGACGGGCACTCAACCGTAGGAATACGGGCTGGTGCGTTATAAATACTTTCAGGTACCGCACCTCCTGCGTTCACAACCTTATTCAACAGGAAAAGTTCCCAATTCTGCGCTCTCTTAGGCGACATCAGCCAGCGGAGCTTACCATTGTTATACTTGTTCGGCAGCAGCTGCAAGGTATTATAATACAGGTCAAGGCTCATACTTGATTCGGCGGAAGCGTCTTTCACATGGGCGCTATTCTTAAGCTGCTTAATCCAGCCGTCATTGAGCTTTAAAAAGTCCTCGTCGCCTGCTTCACCGATTTCCTGAACGTCGAGACCGGTCCAGGCTCCGGCTGCATGACTTACGAAAAACTCATAAAGCATACCTTCATAGATAACAATATCACCTTTGGCGTAAGCCTTGGTTGTGTCAAAAGCTGTCGCGCCTTCGGCGTCCTCGTTGCCGTTCAAATACAGGTCCTCCAAATCAACGCCCGCCTGGGTAGTCATAAGGTCCGTAACAACCTGCTCAAAGTTCTGGCCCTCGATATTCTCCCGCAGAGTTTCCTCTGTGATTTCCCAGGGCAGCCTTGCCGCCGTGGTGGAATATTCCACCTGAGACGTTTTCACGTTTGCGCGGTAGCCGTCGTCTTTGTTCTCGGTTTTCTTCCGCATGATACGGCGTGCAATCCCGATTTTATCAATTTCTCCGGTTTTCGCCGTTCTCATTTCATGGCGAACCAGGCCGCCAAGGTTAGTGGCGTCAAAAGTCTGCTGAATAAATTTTTTAGACTGCTCAGGATTCAGCAAGCCGGAATTTAACGTCCCGGTCTCAATCGCAGCCTTTCTAACAAGTGCTCTGTTGCTAATAGGCATTTTTATCTCCTCCTTTTTTACAGAATGCCGTGCAGGTAATGCTGTTCGCCTGCCTGCTTCTCTACAGTATCACCGCCGCCCCAAAGATTTGTAGGCAGCCCCCGGCTTTTCAGAACCGGCTCAACGGCTTTCGCTACAGCCGCCGTTACAATTTCCTGTACCTGGGCAGCGGTAACAGTTTCCTGCTTCGGTTCCATTGCTTTAGCAATCGCCGCCTCTACCATAGCGGTGATGCTTTCCGGGGTAACAGCTTCGTTGGACTTCTTAACCTCTTTCTCCTCCTCCTCGTCGGCATCTTCCTCACTGGCCTTCTTACCTTTGGTATCTTCTTTAGCTTCCGGGTCTTCTGTTGCCTTTGCGATGATGGCGTCAATAGACTTTGCCACAATCGCCTCAACTTCCTGTTTTGTCACTTCTTTTTCCTCCTTCTTTTCTTTCTTCTCCGGTTCTTCTGCGGGCTCGTCAAACTCTTTCAAGAACGTACCCAGGCTTTCATAAATGCTGAATAGCGTTTCTTTGTTTTTGCCGCTCATCTTCTTGCCGGATTTTTCCACTGGCCTTTCAGACTGAATGGCTTTTGTAATACTCTCTTTGCCCGTGAGAATACTGGTGATAATCTGATTAAAGTCCTCAAGGCACTCGCGCACCTTATCCTCGTTTGTTTCATACTGCCAGCGCCCGGTGATGGGGTCGTACTTATAAAGAATCTCCTCCAAAGAGTTGAAGGCGTTCCAGAAAAGCGTTCCCTTGCTTCGCTCCTCGTAAAGCTCTGCCATTGCCCCCTTTTCCACAACCTTCATGCCGAGAGCTGCGGCCAGCTGTTTCAGCAGGCCTTTCTTTTCCTGTTTTTCCACATTATCCAAATTTGTGTCCTCCTCGCTATAATTTCCAAGGCCTCCCATGCTAAAGCCGGTAATATCGCCTTTTTCAATTCCTTCCCAAACAGTTTCATCTGTCACCTCAACAGTCATTAGCCAGGTGCCTTTTGTAACTATTTCGCCGTCAATCTCAAAATCAGCTTTAGCAATCCAGTTTTCTACAACTGTCGCGCCGTCCAGAGGTTCAAAGCTATGCTGCAGGTCAACCTTGTCGCCGTTCTTAGCAAACCAATACGCGGCCTTTGTGATTTCTTCCTCGGTCATATAATTGCCGTGAGTGTCCTCGGCCATAGGCTCATATACAATGCCGGTTACATAGTGGTTATCTGCGTCGGCCTTAACAATTCGGCCATAAGTCGTAAATGCCGCTTTTCCGTCGTCGGCTTTCTTCAAAAGGAACTGCCTTTTATTGGCGGCCTTATCTACGAGAGACACAAATTGGATTTTTGCGTCTGTAATCTCATAAGCCTTTTCTACTTTCCGCACCTTTTTCACCTCCTTCCTGCGGTTTTGGGTATATAAAAAGCAGCGGAAACCGCTGCCTTCTACCTGGTATATTATTTCGGTCTCCAGATTCGCCCATATTTGAGCTTTTGCGCCTTAGGCTTATAAATTACTAACCTAGCCATTAAAACGCGAATATGGAGACCGTGGACGTCCTGGGAGCTATTCTGGGTCGATACCTGCCTTTGCACGGCTGGCCCGGTCAAGCGCTTTCTCCCACTCGTCGTCCATTTCGTCAATCGCCTTTTGCTGTAGCTGCTGCCGTTCTTCCAGTGACAAGCCAAGAATTTCTTCATTGACAATCGGCTGGCAAATGCAATGACAATTTATAGTTTCTTCCGGCGGGAGAGAAGTGTCCCGCGGGTACATAATGGAATATGTACCGCCGTTTATGCCTTCAAGCTCGAAGCATTCTCCCTTAGGAACTCTTTGCCCGTTCATATCTATATGATTCTGCCGTGGCTGATTTCGGTATGCGCCCGTATGCCGCCAGGCTTTTTCAGCAACCGCCGGACTTTGCATAAAAGCCTCCTGCTGCGCTACGCTGTGCGCCCTTAATACTTCTGTAAGAGCAGCACGCCGGGCTTTATAGTATTCGTCTCTTATGCCGCTGTCGAGAATTGCGCGGGTAAAATCTATAATACCTTTGCCGTCTTTTAAGCCAGTAGTAAGAATTTTCTCAATTTCCTTATGGCTGTTAAGCTGCATAATCTCGCCGAGTTTTTCGCTCCAGGATTCTACCCAGGCGGTAGTACGCTTTGAAACGGATTTCAGTGCAAGGTTTTTATCTGTTTTGGCGATATAGTAAGCGACAAATTCCGGCATGAACTTTTTAAACCTGTCCTTAAAAATAGTAACCAGCGCCAGCTTTAAGCTGTCCTTATATTTTACGTCCGGCCATATCTCCTTAGAGAAGGTTTCCAGGTCAACGGCCTTTTCCGCTTCTGCGATAATATACGCCGTTTCCTCGGTCAACGCTTCTGCTACGTCGTCCTCAAGGCCTGTAATATATTCAACCGTCTTTTCCGGTTCAGTGTAGCCCTCGTCGCCCAGTGTCTCTGCCAAGTTGCTGTCGGCCTTTTCAATAAAATGGTCTATAGCCTTTATGAGAGGCTCGCAATACATACACATATTAAGCCTCCTTCATTTTCAGCAATAGACTTTTCACTTCTTTCATAACCGCCACAACAGCGTCGTCATGGTTTCCTGCTGCCTTCTCAATCTGTTTCTGTAAGCTCATGGCGAGCATACCCAAGTCAAGACTGCCTGCGCCCTGGGACTTGCTGTAAGCGAGCGGCGTGTTTCCCCATTCGTCCGGGTAGTCCTCGGCCACTTCGCCCAAAGCCTCATAGATAATTTGTTTTGCTTTGTTCGGCGTAAGGCCGCCGGCGTTATTTCCTACCGTCAGCAGCTTATAAAGGTCGTCGGGATTAGAAATATCCGGCTCTAAAAAATAAGTTTCTACATACTGAAACTGGTAGCCATTCAAAAGCCGGTTATTTATCGCCCATGCCAGGCTCTTGCGCTCCGGCTGAAATACCTGTTTTTCCGTAACCTCCTGCGCCGTCTGCGCGGTCGCCCTGTTAAAGTCCGTCGTGTACCCGACGTAAAGGTCGGGAAGCTGAAAAGCCGATTGCACTTTCCGCCGGTTATTATCCAGGTAATCTTGAAAAAGCTCGTCTTTTTGAAGGACGCTCGCCATATCCTTTACCGTAATTTTCGGCTTGTTATCCGCGTCAAAGTCCACGCGACCGTCGGCGCTTTCGGTTTCAAGTATGATAAAAGCGTGCTGCCCCTTTTCACCTTTAATATCGTTCATATAAGTTTGGAGCTTTTCAAAACTCTCGTCGGTGAGAGTGCCGCCTTCCACCATAATCATCAATGGCGTGTGCCTGCCGTTTTCAAAGTAATTGTTGTTCAGGCTTTCGGCTTTCCTGCTGCCGTCTACGCCAAGAACCTGACCTATCCATCTGACTTCGCCGTAAGGCTCCGTACCGATTGCAAACTCCATAAGTTCGTTTGCCTGATATTCGAGTCCTAAGGTCTCCCCGTCTTTCAGGTATTCGCCGCTTCGGTTATCCATGATTCGCGGGTCGCCAAACTCCTTAAAAAATACAGTCTGACCGCCAATGTCCTGCCGGTATTTGCAATAACGCTTCTTGCGTTCAAGCTGCTGCCCGTGGTGGTAATACATAGTAGGAATATAAGGATTAAGCGGCTTTGTCTTTTGCACATACGGCGTATCTTTCACAAATTCCACCTGTACTACATCGCCAGCAAAATCCCGTATCACTTCCAGATAAGAAATGCCGTAAATCTCGCGTGCTTCGATAAGGTCTTCAAATACTTCCTTCGTGTCCTGCTCGATATTCAAAAGCTCGATAACTTCCTGGAGCTTCTGGAACTCTGCGGAGCGCTCCGGGGTTTCCTCCTCGTCGTCAACGTACCGCACGCCTATGCCAAAGCCTGCGATATTATTTTTATAGGCTCTCACGCACTGCGGAAGAATCGTACTATGCTTTACCATTGTTTTCAGGCCTACCATATCTATTACCGGGTTTATCCAATCCGCCGCGTTATAGGCTTCCTGGGTTGTTATCTGTGTAGAATTATCCGCCTTCGCAATCGGAGCCTGTTCCTTAATAATCCGCACGCGCGCTTTGCTTTTATTTTTTGCCACTGTCTTTCGCTCCTTTCTTCGGCGGTTTTACCGGAAGGCATAAAAGCAAAACGCAATCAGCCTCATCAGGTGACGGCAAACCGCGCTTCTTCATATCTTCCTTGCTTTCCACTTTTATTTTGCTCTGCTCTGTGAGTCCGTACTTCCTACAACTCAACTGCGCTTTCAAGTCCTCGTCGTCTGGCAAAATAAGCTCAACTGGTTTCGGCCTGCCTTGCTCGTCAAACGGTTGTAGGAGACTCTTGACAACTGCCATCATATAAGTAGTGCTGTCGTAATAGTATTTATGCTTTATCCGCTTACCGAACTGCACCGGGTAAACTTCAAGCCACCAGAACCGGTCTGGGTCGTTTCTCTTAATTTGCCGTAAGCGGTCAGTCACGCCGCCGCCAACGCCGCTATCGTCAATCTTAACCGGTATGGGGCTAGTCAGCTTATACCGCCGCACCAGGTCCTCGCCAAGTATAATAATATCGTCGGCGGTTTTCATGGTATCCTGTCCTTGGCGTTTCTTGTGAAGTACGGCTTTCTCGTCAATCTTATAACCGATAGCCGTTTTGTTATCGCCGAACCTTGCGACGTCACAAGCGATATGTACTAAGGTAGGAAGTCCGTTTTGCCTGTACTCGGTCATAACTGATTTCTCTACCAGGGAGAGCGGTATAAAAATATCGTCCTCTTGCAGAGGAAAATCGCCGGCTACACGTACTCGGAATACGTCGCTGTTCTCGCCGTACATGTTTATGATAGTCTGCACAAAATCCTGCGAGACCCGGCTACTGTTCCGGCCATCAATATGAAAGGTTGCATAGCTCTTTCTGTTCTTGTTGTGACTGTCATAGAAAAAGCCGGATAGCTGCGTAGGATTCCCGCACATTAAGAGCCTTGCTCCTGGCGTTGATAAGGAACCAAGAACCGGCTCAAAAATCGTATCGCTTACGCCGCTCGCCTCATCAATGATATAGAGAACGTCCTCGGCATGAAACCCCTGTAAGGCGTCCGGCACGCTGGCCGTCCGCGCTACGGCAAACCATTCTTCCGGGTGGCCTTTCATATACAATTTTTCTTTTGTCCAGATAAGCTCATTCGAGAGAGCTTTATTGTGCCGTAGCCACTTGCTGACCTCCGCCCATAGAATATCAAAAAGCTGGTGCTGCGTCGGCGCTGTACATGGTATCTTAGGAAAGGGCCTTGTTATCATAAACCAGATAACCGCCCAGGCTTCAACGGTACTCTTACCTACGCCGTGGCCGCTTCTTACGCTTGTCATTTGATTCACCGCCAGACTGCGTAAGATTTTCGCCTGCTCGGTGTCCGGCGTCGCCCCGATTATATCTTCGACAAACTCGACAGGATGGTCGGCATAATAAAGAATCGCTTCACTATTCAGCATCGCCGCGCTCCTTCCTGTTCCGGTAGGCTTCCGCGATATTGTCGGCGAGAGAGGTTTCTGTTTCCTCTTTCTGCTGGTCGAACCAGCCCATGAACTTACCTAAAAGCTCAATCGCCCGGAGCTTGTCATGCGTCTTTACCTTCATACCGTTTTGGCTTTCCTCTATACTGGCAATCGCTTTTAGCTTCATAGGGTCAAGCTGGTCTGTCGGCGTAAACTCTACGTAGCTTGAAACTCCGTCGCCGATAACCTTTGCATAATCGGCGCCGTTGGAAAGGGCAATCGCCGCTAGCTCGGCAATCACTTTCTCCTGGGAGATTTCCAGCTTTTTCTCTATTTTCCCACGGCGCTTTTCCAGTTCAGCAGCAATGTTAGCATTAGTTAGTAGCCTCGCCGCTTGCTCCTTTGCCGTTTTTGCCGAATATCCTGCACGAATCGCCGCCTGTGTGGCATTTAAGTCGATGAGGTACTCGGCAACAAATTTCTGCTGCTTCGGCGTCAGCTTCCTTTCCGCCACACGTTTCACCTTCTTTCCGTATAAACAAAAACGGACCCGTGCAACTAAATGACACGGCCCCGTTCTCGTAGCAGCTCAAGCATTTGCTCGATTGCTGACTTTACCATAATATCACGTTTCAAGTGTAACTAACGCGGCTTGCTCTGAAATTTTTTGCAAAGCTATCCCATGCAGCCGCAAGGTCCAGCGGTAGGATATATCAAGAGCTTCCATAATATCCTCCCACTTTGCGCTTCGCAAATACCTTGCCTCTAACAAATATTTCTGATTGCCCTCCTCGGTATCGCTTAAAAGGTTAATCGCCTCCTGCACAAGCCGTCTGTCCGCTTTTAAATACGCAATCTCTTTTTCTATATCTTCCTCAATGCTGACAATCTCAAGCGCGCACTTCTCAATCTTATTAGAAGGCGTAAGGCTGAACGTAGTCACCTCTTTAATTTCGGCGGTAATCGATTCCGCTATTTCCCTGTAATGCTGAATAAGTTCCTGCTTCTCCTTAATCCGTAACTCATGATAAAAGCACTTTTTCATAAATTCTTTCGGGTCCTCCGCCAGCGCGGCCCTTTGTGTTTCCGTCATGCGCAAACCTCCTTAATTCTGACTTTCAACGCTTCGAGAAGAGCGTCTTGCCTTTCCGTTTTTGGCGTAAGTATCTGGTCCAGCACCCACATATCCGCCGTATTTTTCATAAGTAAATGGTGAATCAATACCGTTTCTTTCTGACCCATACGGTGTACACGCTTATTCGCCTGCTGGTAAAGCTCCAGGCTTAAAGGTAAGCCGTACCATATTACGATATGGCCGCCGAATTGTAAATTGAGTCCATGCCCTGCGCTGGCAGGATGCGCCAGGAGAATCGGAATATTGCCCGCGTTCCACTCCTTAACCGCCGAATCATTTTTCACGTCAACGGCTTCCGGGTGCCGTTCCATAATCCTGTCCCGTTCATGCCGGTACGCATAGAATAAAAGAATCGGCTGTCCGTTCGCCGCCTCAATCAAAGTGTCAAGGGCGTCCAGTTTTTCGTCATGTAAAATATGGGGCTCGCCGTTTTCGTTATAAGCCGCGCCGCCCGCTACCTGCAAGAGCTTATTTGTCAAGATAGCCGCCGAGCCTGCGTCAATGTCTCCGTCATCATAGGGCAGCAGCATATCCTTCTCTAATTTCTGATAAATGGCAAGCGTTTCCTCCGAAGTTTCTATTTCGTGCCGGATGTCTACCCGTTCAGGCAGTTGTAAGTAATCCGCCGTTTTCATGCTTACGCATAAATCGCCGAGTTTTTCATAGATTTTCGCTTCGGCGTCTGGCCGCGGTTTCCAGGAAAAAATCATCTGAGCGCTTCTTTTATCGGGTACAAAATAAGAATCTCGGTAGCTGGTAAGCGTTCGGCCAAGCGTTTTCCCCTCGTCGAGAAGAAACATTTGCGGCCAAAGGTCTAAAAGGCCGTTCGGCGACGGCGTACCCGTAAGCCCTACAATACGGCTGATATATGGTCGTACTTTCCGCAAAGCTCTGAACCTCTGGGCCTTGCTGGATTTAAAGCTTGACAGCTCGTCAATCACCACCATATCAAAAGGCCACTTTTTTCTATAGAAGTCTACAAGCCATTGCACATTTTCCCGATTGATAATATAGACGTCCGCGTCGCGGTCCAAGGCACCAAGGCGCTCTTGCTTTGTGCCGATAACCACGGAATAGCTCATATGCTTCGTATGGTCCCATTTTTCAATTTCCGTCGGCCAGGTTTCAAGCGCCGGCCGAAGGGGCGCGATAACTAAAACCTTCCTTACGGAAAAATAATCATAGACAAGCTGCTCAACCGCGGTAAGAGTTATTGCCGTTTTTCCCATTCCCATATCCAGAAGAAGGCCTAACGCCGATTGGTTCAAGATTCGATTGATACAATAATTTTGATAATACTTCGCTTCAAACTTCATAGCTCCCGCCTCCTTCCAGCCTCGCTTTTAAATCGGCTAAATTATCAATGCGCCAGGCTTCGCAGCCCAAGCCATGTAAAACCCGGAAAACTTTCTTTTGCCGTTCGCTCATACCGTCTTTTCTGCCGGGACGTTTCAGCTCAATAAAGATTATCCGCCCGCCGGGCAATATACAAATGCGGTCAGGCACCCCGTTTTCCCCAGGGCATACCCACTTATAACACCGGCCGCCGATTGAGCGAATATACTTACGGACGGCCTGCTCTAAAGTGCTTTCAAGCATTTCTTAAAACCTCCTGTTTTTGCAGCAGGTAGCAGAAGTAGCACTAAAACCTTAATTAGTCTATAGAATTTAAGAATTGCTTAGTTTTATTGCTATACTCTTTTATTCTTAAATTCTTATTTTTTATAAAGTCTTATATAATTTCTGCTACTTTTGCTACCACTATATAAAAAAAACAATAAAATCAAGGCTTGGGAGCGTCAGCAGGCAGGGTAGCAGAAGTGTAATGGCCTGCTGCAACTGCTGCACTTTTCGCTTAAATTGTGAGTAGTATCACTAAATTTTAAGCGCTAACGTAAAAAGCCTTACTTCTTAATCACGGAAAATTCTTAAAATCATGGAAAATTCTTAAATTGACCCTTTTTGCTAAGCGCTTTTTCTTAAAGTCATAAGCGTTAGTGTATATCTGCTACCTTTTCTGCTACCCGTTCTGCTGCCTCCAAAAATCCTTAAATTCTTAATTTAACAAATCTTCAAAATTTCCTGCTACTTCTGCTACCTTTGCTGCTTCGCCCAAAATATCCCGCACAAATCCGCGTTGTCTGCCGTACACGCCGCAGGACATAGAGCTTTTACTTTTCCAGTTTTTGAGCCGCCGAAGTATGCCGTTGATTTCCCGCGCCTGCTGCGGGGTAAACGTCTTAGGGTCTCCCCTGAAAAGCTCTTGCCAAATCTCTATGGCGCATACACGGGTCCTTACTTCCGTACCTTCTTCCTTTTCTCCGAAGCCGCCGCTCCAAAAGGTCATCCTTCTGTCAAGGTCCATGCTGTCCCAGCCTTTCGGCAGCAGAGTATTTAAGAATTCTTCTATCAGGCCTTGCTTACCGTTCATTTCCGTGTGCTCCTCCTGAACCTGTCTGGCAATCGCTTCTATGCGTTCGTCTAAATGCCATCGCTCGCCGGCCTCGTATCTGACTAATGCCTCCGCCCATATCTGGTCTACGACTTCCTCCGTCAAGGCGTCCGCGTATTCCCGGCCTTTGACCGTTACCGTTACCGGCCAGAACCGACGGCCTCCGGTAGAGTCCCTTAAAAATTCATCGTCGTTCGTCGTACCGAAAAAAGCGCATTGCCTTGGGTGTTCCTGCGTCCGTTTTGCATAGGCTGACCGGTAGCTGTCTACCTGCTTCGACATAAACTGTTTTATCTGCTCCAGCTCTGCTTTTCTGGTCGCCGCCATTTCTCCCATTTCTATAATCCAATACCCTTGAAGCTGTTCATAGGCATCCTTACCGGAAACGGTATAAAGGGAATCCGAGAACCATTGTTTTCCCAATTTCGCAAGGGTCGTAGATTTCCTGCACCCCTGGGGGCCGACTAATACAAGCGTATGGTCGTGCTTGCAGCCGGGCGACATAATTCTTGCCACAGCGCCTATCAGGGAACGCCTGGTTACTTCCCGCGTATATTCGTTATCTGCCGCGCCCAGGTAATCAATAAAAAGTGTGTCCGCCCTTGCTACGCCGTCCCATAAAAGATTTGTCAGGTACTCTCTGACCGGGTGCCGCTTGCATGAAAGCATTGCCAGCTCTATAGCGTCTCGGATTTTTGCCATATTGACAATTCCGTAATTCTTTTCCAGGTGACGCCTGAGTCCTGCGTCGTCCGAATCGCTCCAACAATCGGAAACTCGTTTTTCTAAAGCCTCCCACGGTAAATCGCCGCTTACAATCGGCCGCTCTCTGAACTCGTCATAATAAAACCGGCTGCGTAATTCCGGGTCGTACTGTAACACCAACGCGGCATTGTCAATCGTGCTCTCAAACGTGCCTTTTGCCGATATAGTTAATTCTTTCAGCCAGTCCGTTTCTTCTACGGGCAAATCATCCCATTTGTCCGAAAGTTCCTTCATTCTTGCCATAGCCAGGTCTTGCCTTACCGCCTCGTCGTTGATGGCAATATCCGACATGGCCGCATAGCTTGGCAGCCGCCCGGTCGGGGTTCCCGGAGCTGCGTCGTCGTCCTTATCTCCAAACAGATGAAGCCGTACCAGGTCAAAGGCATTACATAGCTTTCCGCTGGCTGGGTCCGTCCCATGATGGGAAAACGCAAATTTGCCGTTTTCGTATAGCACAAGACCGCCGGAAGTAGAACCGCCGGCGTATGTGTAGCGGTCCTCGCCGCATTTGGTATAAACTTCTGGCAAAAAAGCCTCTATTGCGTCCTCGATAGAATACACCCGGCAAAAGGCGCCTATGACATTCTTTTTCTCCGTCGGGTCTCCCTGCTTTTTCGCAAGCCTCTGTAAAATATCCTGCTTTCTGCTTGACATAGGCCACTCGCTTGGGTCCCGCCAGTCGTTGTACCGTCGTAGCTGCTCGTCGGGGTCCAGCCATGGACCGTCCGCAACTTTATAGCAATAATCTGCGTCCCTGGAAGCGCTCGGCCAATACATCAGCCTGTGCGGCTCGTAGGTAGTATCGTCGCAAAGGTCAATCCCTATATCCCCGGCTATCCGCCTCGCTATCGCCATATACTCGTCGGGAGTCACAGGTCTTGCCAATGGTATTACAAGCCTGAGCCTGGGCGCCCTGGGCGTAGATGAGTGCGTGCTGTATAAAACGGCAGCGCACCCGATAACGAGCTCTACGGTTTCCCAAGGCGCGTCCTGGGTCGTAAGATAATCCAGGTCTAAAGTTAAAAGCCTTCTTTGTACGATAGCTTCGGCCTTACGGCGTCCGCCTTTTAAGGAGCCGCCGACAAACCCGCCGACGTCCTTAATTTCGTCCCGTCTGGGCTTGCTCATGGCCTTATATTCTGCAAGGGTTTCCTGCGTCCTGGTAACTGTCTGCAAACGGTCCGCAAAGGCGCTCCATAATACTTCTTCATTTTTCCAGCTTGCCGATTTTCGCGAGCTACCCGTCGCAATCGTAATCGGCCCGTCGTATCTAAAAGAGCTCAACCGGTTACCACCCGGACAATGCCCGCGTTCTTAATCATCCGGTCGCAGAAATTACACGGTGCCGGCGTTATATCGGGGTCAAGGCTTGCAAGGTAGAGGGTAGCCCCTTGCGTGTCTTTTCTGGCGGCGCTGATAATTGCGTTTTGCTCCGCGTGTACCGCCACGCAAGAGCCGTATTGATTCCCGTGTACGCTGGCCCGCGAATCCCTCGGAACGTCGTGCGTGTCCCTATAGCAGACACCTACGTCGCAGCAATTCGTTTCGCCCCTTGGCGAACCGTTATAACCGGTCGCAATAATCTCGTCATTGTTTACAATAACGGCGCCATACTGTCTGTGGAGACAGGTGGACCTTTGCGCTACGGCTCTTGCGATATTCAAGTAATAGGTATCTTTATCAATTCTCGGTTTCATGTTCAGCATAACCAGTAAAACCTCTTTCCAGCAGATTTCCGCTCGGTCGTCAAGCTCCGGCGTACAATTTTCCTCAAACCATTTTTCGGAATGGGTCATAACCAGAATTTCTGAAAGGTCGGGGCCCTCTGCCTGCCCGTAATTACAAGGGCAGCCATACGCGTGCCCCAGCAATTCAGCAATACAATCTATCAGCATTTTCTCACCTCCCGGAAGAACCAAAAGCCCCGGTCTCTCGTTCGGCGCCTAAGTCAGAAACAAATTCAGCCATTAGAACCGGCAAAATCACAAGCTGCCCGATTCGGTCGCCGGCTTTAATGTGATACGTTTCAGAGCTTGTATTATGTATAAAAGCGTGGATTTCTCCTGTATAACCGGCGTCAATCGGCGGTAAATCGCATACAAGCCCGTCGGAGGTCATGCCTGTTCTGGCGAACACAAAACCGGCCCAGCCGTCCGGGAGTTCTAAGCCGAACCCCAAAGGAACGGTGATTCTCTGGCCTGGCCACAGTACATAGTCTTTAGGGCTGAAAACGTCTGCCCCGGCGTCGTTATAATGCGCCCGTTCTGGCTTTCGGCCCCCATAGTCAAGTAATTTTATTCTCATATAGCTGCTCCTTTCGCCCAGAATAGCCTTTAAAGGCTCCTATTTCGTCCATATTCGAGTTTTAAAGGCTTAGGCTGACAAATTACTAGCTATGGCCTTAAAACTCAAATATGGGTCAATCTGGGCTTTTTTTT